CGGCCAGTGGTACTGTGCGTTCCTTATGATCGAGTCCACGTACAAGAACACGCTGGAAGGCGACAACCCGACCCGCTACACGGTGTCGTTCCTGCAGCAGGGTCAACTGGCTGTCAACGGGGTCTTCAAGGACAACACGACGGCGATCACCGACACGGATAATCTGACGGTGTCCCTCAACGAGCACCGCCCGATCCTGCCTAAGATCCACGGCCATGTGGCCCGTTCCGTGTGCTCTTACTTGTCGAAGGACACCTCGACGGTTTCTGTCAGCCCACTCGGCGTGGTGACCGGCCTGAAGGCGGGCAGTGCGGATGTCATCGTCAGCCACCCCGCTTGTGCGAATGTGACGGTCAAGGTGACTGTGGCGTAACGCACACCTCAGCGAATAGCACAGGGCGTCTCCTCTCCGCCCTGTGCTATTCTTGTTTACGACGTTACCCTAACGCCTGACAGAGAGGATTTCAACTATGGACATTTTCGAGGTGCTGTCTCGATCCAAGGCGCCGAAGGCTGAGAAGGTCGTGTACCTGGACGCCGAGGCTGTGCAGGATGTCGAGCGGCTCATCAAAGAGCAGGCCGACGCCGACGTGATCAAGGAAGCGGTGAAGAGGCGGGACGCCTCTAAGCTGACGTTCCACCTCCAGTCGGTGACTGCTGATGTGCGCGAAGAGCTGATGATCGGCATCGAGAGCGCGGACAAGACGAAGAATAAGACGAAGCGCGTGTCGGAGGCCTATCTGGCTCTCTTGTCGAAGACGCTGTACAAGATCGAAGACGCCGAAGGCAACGTGGACGAAAGGAAATTCAACTCCGAAGAGATCCGTAAGATACTGAACGCACTGCCCGGTGAGCAGTATCTGGGTCTGCTCGTGGCGGCGATGAACCTTCTCGGGGCTTCCGCCGACTACGACAACGCGGTGACGGTGGATTTCTGATAGACGCCCTCCAAGACAAAGGGGGGAGCGGCGCTCTATCGATGGTTAGGACGGCGGTGGACCTGCACATGAGGCCCACCGCCGTCATCTATAACCAGCCCGACCCTTTCGGGCATTGGACGGAACTGGACTATAAGCTTGTATTGGCTTACAAGACGGTTAAGGACGAAACGTGCCAGAAGTGCGGTAACCCTATCTGGCTGTGCCATTCGAACGACCCTGATATAGCATGGCGCGCAGAAGATAGAACATGCTATGCTACTAAAGCAAGGATGATGCATGATTGGGTCAGCACACACCGCGCCACCGATCCGCCTCCATACGAGGACAAGCAGAAGTGGGGCAAAGACACTGTGATGACACCATACATGCCAGACTACGCGGAGCGAGACCTGCCCACAAGGATGGACTACTACAACAGGAGTGAGTGATGCCTGATATCAAGCAGACTATCGAGTTCAACGTACAGGGTACGTCCGAGCTCCATGAGGCTGCGGAATCCATCAACACCATCGCACAAGCCCTCGACAACATCAAAGGCAAGGTCGTCGGAGCCGACATCGGCAAAGGCCTGGATGGCGCCGGCCGAGGCGGCAGAGAGGCCGGGGAGGGCTTCGACAGGGCTGGCCGAGCCGCCGAGGAAGCGAAGTCGCGCATCTCCAACATGCGCTACGCCCTCTACGACGTGGCCGCCGTTATGCAGAACATCTCGAAAGCGACGATCGGTGCGTTCACCACCGTCGTCAAAGAGTCGATGGACTACGAGTCGGCCTTCGCACAGGTGAAGCGGACTAATGACATCGCCGGGAAATCCGCAGACGAACTACGCGGCAAACTCGAACAGATGGCCGCCTCCGTCACGACGACTAACTTCAAGGACCTGTCGAACATCGCCGCCCTCGGAGGGCAGCTGGGCGTAGCCAAAGAGTCCATCACGGACTTCACCGAGACCGTCGCGAAGCTGTCGGCCACCACTGATCTCTCGCTCGACAAGTCGGGCGAGACAATCGCGCGGTTCCAGACGATCATGGGAACGACGGGCCAGAACTTCGACAACATCGCCTCGTCGATCCTGAAGGTCGGCGTCAACTCGGCCGCGACGGAATCCCAGATCGCCAACACGTCCACACAGATCTCCGCTATGGGCAAGTTCGCCGGTATGACCGAATATCAAGTGGTCGGCCTGTCCGGCGCCCTGGCGTCCATCGGCGTCGCGCCCGAGCTCTCCCGAGGCGTCATCACCCGCATGTTCACCCAGATGCAGAAAGCCATCAGGGGCGGCGGGGACGAGCTCAACCTGTTCGCCCGTGTGGCAGGCGTCTCCGCACAGGAAGTTCAGTCCGCGTGGGGCACGTCGAAGTTCAGCGACATCTTCGTCAAGTTCATCGCCGGGCTGAAAAACCAGGGCCAGGGCGCCATCGGCGTCCTCAAGGACTTGGGCATCAAGGCGTCCCGCGACGTTCCGACGATCCTCCGTCTCGCCGAAGCGCACAAGACGCTGGAGCAGACGATGAAGGACGCCGAGGCCGGCTACAACGACTCGAAGACGCTCAACGACCAGTACCAGCAGATCGCCTCCACTACGGCAGGCAAGCTGGAGATGCTGAAGAACTCGTGGGCGAACCTGAAGGCTGAGATCGGTAGATCCTCGAACTCGGGGATCGGAGACATGCTCGGGTCCCTTACGGGTCTCGTCACGGTCCTGACGAACCTCGTGCAGAACCCCGCCGCCCAGTGGGTTGCCAAGCTGGCCGGTGCCTTCCTGACGGCCGGCGGCATTATGGCCGGCTACTACGCCAAGCAGGCTCTCGTGCTCGGCGGCGCCTACGCGTTGACGACGGCGCAGAGGTCGATGGGGATCGCGATGCAGCACCCCGTCACGTCCATCCGCTCGCTCCTATCGGCCCTCGCGGAGACGGTCAAGCTCTACAAGCTGTCGACGGTCTCCGTCAACGAGCAAACCGGTGCTCTCTACAAGAACGCCGGTGCCGCTCGGGGTGCTGCCGCATCCCAGAGGGCGGCGGGGCAGGCGGCGGCCTCGCAGTCCGCAGCCGGGGCTGCAGCGGGCGGAGCGGGGCAAGCCGCCGGCGCGATGGGCACCGCGGAGAAAGCCACCTCGGGGCTCATGGGCGCCCTCAAGGGGCTCGCCGCCGGGGCGGGAATCTCCCTGTTCTTCACGGGACTTGCGAAAGTTACGGAGGGCTGGACGAAGCGCTCCGAGGCCGCCAGAGCAGAGGCCAAGGCACTCCAGCAGGCCCAGGCCGACCTCGCACAGTCCGTGATGCAGGACACGAAGGCCTTCGAGGAGGGTGGCAGCGCAGCCTATGTGTTCGCGAAAGCCACTAACAAGGCCGGCGAGTCTATGTCCTCGCAGTTGTTCTCCACATCAGACGCTAACGCTCAGACGAAGGCCCTCGCACAGGCACAGGAGCTCCTCGCGCAGAAGACCGGCCAGTCGACTGACGAGATATCGAAGCAGACGTACGCTATCGGCGAGAACTCGCTGAAGAAAATGGCCGAGCAGATCGCCGGAAACACGGGCTTCAAGCAGTTCGGCGACGAGCAGCTGGCCACGCTGCGTCAGATGGGTTTCTCCGTGCAGGAATATTCGAAGCTCGTCACGCAGGGCAACTCGGAGATGACGGATTCGCAGAAGAAACTCGCTGAGCTCTACCGTCAGAACGGCTTCGGTTCTATAGCCGACGACATCGAACGCAGCACCCAGAAATCCAGCCAGTACATTGATTCGTTCAAGAACAAGATCCAGGAGATGGTGGCCTCCGGCAAGATCTCCTGGTTCGACGGCGAAAAGATCCTCGACACGTTGAAGAAGATCGACGACAACGCACACCAGACCTTCGACGGTGTGCGCAACGAGTCCGATCTCGCCGCACAGACCATGAAGGGCCTGAAGGGCGACACGGCCGACGCTGCGGATGAGATGGACAACATGGGCGAGAAGGCCGACAAAGCGGCCAAGGAGCTCAAGAAGGTCGTTGATTCTGCGCTGTCCGGAGACGAGGCGTTCGTCAATCTCGAAGACGCCGTAGCCAACTTGGGCGAGAGCCTATACAAGAACGGCATGAACTTCGACGAGTTCTCCGAGGCCGGCAGGTCCAACCTGAAGGCTCTCTATGCTGTCGTGCGCCAAGCGGCCGAAGCCTCCGGCGGGGACGCCGAGGTGATGAACGCATATATCCAGCAGATTATGCAATTGCTGCGCAGTCACGGCGTAGGCTCCGTCCAGGTCCTGGAGAGGGTCGAGCAGCGCCTGCACGCCGTGGCCAACAAGGCTACGCAGTCGGCGAACCAGATTTCGAAGGCTGCTGTACTCGCACAGAAGGCCGGAAACGCGATCGGCATGATTGCCGCCAGCATCGCCACGGGGAAGGACTTCTCCAAAGAGGCTTCGGCTTCGCTGCAGGGTCTCGGGAAGTCCTCTACCGCCGCTCTGCCGTCCATCAAGGACCTGGGCAAGGCCCTCGACCAGGGCTTCGCGAGGGGCGCCAGGAACGCCGCCAAGCACGCCAAGAAGGCTCGACACAGGACGAGGAAGCTCGGGGACCGTGCGAAGAAGGCGGGAAAGAAGATCAAAGAAGCGGCGAAGGAGATCAAAACCTTCACCGACTACATCAGCGAGCTGTCCTCTGTGGCGAACGCGGCCTTCAACTTCCGGTGGGAGTTCCCGAAGTCGCTGGACGAGACGGCGAAGTCGTTCAAGACGATCAAATCCTACTTCGAGAATGCGGCGAAGGACGCGCAGTCTGCGAACAAGGAGGTCGGCGACGCCAACAAGTCGATCGAGGAAACGCGCAACAAGATCGCCGAGCTGGACGCCGAGCTGTCGAAGCTTCAGTCGGATCGCAACAAATTAACCTTCCAGTTGAAAGTGGCTGTCGACTACGGCGACACGCTGCGAGCCGACGACATCCGTGCTGAGCTGCAGAAGAACGCCGTTGCACAGCAGAAGAACCGCACGGATCGGAAGAACGCCGAGGGCGACCAGGCCGGCAACTACCAGAAGCTGTACGAGGCTATGCAGAAACTCTCGGACGCACAGCAGAAGGCGCGGCGCGACCTGGCAGGCTTCTCGGACGCCGCCAGGGAACAGCGCGGCAACGTGCTGTCCCTCGTCGAGGCATATCAGAAACAGGTACTCGCATATGCCAACACGGGCGCCAGCCAGCAGCAGGTGCTGGCATACGCCTCTGCCCTGCGTGCGGAGTTCATCAACAACATGACCTCGATGGGCTACTCCCGCGCGGAGACCGAGCGCTATGCGGCCACCTTTACAGACCTGTCGAAGGTCATCAACGGCGTACCGAGGAACTTCACGGTGGGCGTGAACGCAGACCCGGCGCTGCGGGCCCTCTCCGACTTGGAGGCGAAGAACCGCAAGTCGCAGCACTCGATGGACGACAACCGCGACGCCGCAGACAAGCTCGGCAACTCGCTGAACAACACCGGCGGGGATGCGGCCGGCCTTGGAGGCGCCCTCGGCGGAGGCGGCGTCGGTGGCGCCGCAGAACAGGCGGCCGTGACGTTCCAGCAGCTCGGGCAGATCACGGGCAATATCGGTGCGGAGATGTGGAAGGCCGCCGGCTCGGCCAACACCGCCGCTCACGGACTGGGCAACATGGGCAATCAAGCCCACGGGTCCGCTTACTCGATGGACGTGGCCGGGAACAAGGCCGGTTGGATGTCTTATGCGATCAACGGCATCCGAGAGGCCGGTTACGGCGCGTTCAGTAACATCATCAGCAGCGCACAGCAGGCTGGGTTCTCGTTCAACCAGGCTGCAACTGACGCCATCAACCTGTGTAACCGTGTGCGGGACCTCCGGAGCCTGTCGGTGGGCCAGTTCATGTTCGGCTTCAACCAGGCGTGGGGTTTCTCCACAGGCGGCAAGGTCGGCGGCTCGTCGTACAGCGGAGGCAAGCAGTCCACGGACACCGTACCCGCTATGCTGACGCCCGGGGAGTTCGTCATCAATCGCCAGGCCGCGCAGACCGTCGGCTACGGCTTCCTGGAAGCGGTCAACTCCGGCCGCGCCGCCGCCTCGGGGGCTTCGGCTGCGTCGTCCGGCGGTGCAGGTGGCGGGTTCGGCGGGGGCCCGATCCTGGTTGAGCTGTCCGGTACGGACCGGCACATCCTTGTGAGCGCTGTCAACAAACCGACGGTGATAGACGGCAATGCTATAGTGGGGATGGTCAACGGCTCTAATGCCATGGCATCGAGGAGAGGAGCATAGGAATGCCTAAACGACCCAAAGTGTGGTTCGGCACACTGAACGACATGCGTTGGATCGACGCCCCCGTGGCGAACTTCCAGAGCAACAGCACGGGCTTCAACTACAGCGCTACGACGCTGAGAGGCGACGGCTTCGCCAAACGGTCGGCGTTGACGCACAGAGAGTTCACGCTCACCTGGGCGGCCAACACTGTGGCCGAGCACGCTGCCCTTCTGTACCTGCTGTCCACCAACGAACTGCTCTACTACGTGGACCCGCTGGCTATGAAGACGAACCTTCTGCCGGGTTTCATGTCGCACTACATCCCGAACGCCACGGTGTTCACCGACGACATCCCGCACGTTGCCACCCCCGGCGCATACAATGGCGCCCCGGCCTGGTCGTGGAGTCCGGCGTGGATCTGGCAGATCGGCCAGAAGATCCACTGGCCGGAAGGCTACAAGCTATGGGCCGGGTGCCGCGGAGACGGAACGATCCAGATAAACGACACGGCTGTAACGGCAGTCAGCGAGTTCGACGGACGGTACGTCACGACGCAGATCCCGACGAACAACACCAGCAACCCGTGGGGCGAGATCCAGATGTGGGCGAGCTCCCGGATCTCTAGTATCTGTGTGCGAGCCTACCCCGAGACGCAGGTGAAAACGGTTGCTGACGTGCCGAACAACTACGGGCCGTTCCTCCCCGGTATGGGTTACGGCGCGCTCCAGCAGAAGGAGCCGTATTCGATACAGGAGTACAGCGCGGCCATCGACGGCTACGAGGTGGCCGTCACCGCCACGTTCGTTGAGAAGGTGTTGCTGTGAGCATCGCACCCGAGCCTTTCGAATACAGGACGGACCGCTCGCTGGAGTCGTTCTCCGCACAGTGGGACCGCATGTCATACAGCGTACCGGGCGGCACCAAGGGTTACCCGGTGATGACGCTGACGGATCGTTTTTTCAAGCCGGCGGACGTGTCGACGACGTGGACGAACAAACACCCCGTGTCAAGCGTGTACGAGTTCCGCGGGGATGTGCGAACGTTCACATCCAACTACTCGACGAACACCGTGACCGTCGACGACCTGTGCTACAAGCTCAAGCAGGTGAAGGTCGTCCCCACACAGTACAACAACTTCCGGAACGTGGTCGTCGAGCTGTTCAAGCTGTGCGACTATGACAAGGTGTACGTGGATGGCTTCATCAAGGCCGACCAATACAACCCGATCATCATGGCGCCCGGTGGGTCGTTCAACGTGTGGGACTACCTGAACACATTGTGTGCGGTGCATAACGTATACATGCTTCGCCAAAACTCGAATCTGCTGTTCCTTCGTGACAACAACTTCCTGAAAGAGCACATGAACAATGTGACGGGTATGAGCTACAGCGTGGACCTCGCACAGTCCACTAAGACGGTGAAGGCCACGTACAGGCCCATGCGCTATGCCTACAACGAGTATCTGCCGTTGAGCAAGGAGTCGAGGGACACGATCATCCAAGTGGACGCCAGGAAGACCGTGGAGCAGACGATCACGCTCGACGCTTATGTGATCGAAGCCATGACTCCGTGGGTGACCCAATGCAAGGACTACATTCCGGCGAAGGATACGTCCGGGTTGGAGTACACCGCCTACTGCGTATCCGGTAACGACGGGCTTCCTATCACAGCGTCCCAGTGGCTCGGGCAGGGCGGCAGCCTGTCTGTGCGCCTCGACCAGAAGAACCACAACCAGATTATCGTAACTGTGCGCGGCATGGTTACGTCCGACTATTCGCCGTTCCGCATCGCCGCCTCGTCGGGTCCATCCAACTACTATAACTCGTTGCGCTTCCGCGGTACCGGGCTGGTCATGGGCCCGGAGGACACGTACGTAACGCACACTGGGTCGTCTACGCTGGGCAGCGACGAGGAGCAGATAAACAACCCGTTGATCAACACTCCGTCTCTGGCGATAGACAACAGCCTCAGGGCGGTGTGGGAGAAGTCGGGGTCGATCCCGACGATCACGCTCACTTCCCCTAACCTGGAGAGCCGCACACCCTCGACGACGGGCAACGACTTGTTCCTTACATCGGGGTCGGCTTTCGATTACGGCGGGGACCGGTTCATGACGACGCACGTTGACATGAACAATCAAGAAATCACGGTGACAGCCACATCCCGTATTACCTGCGACGAGTTCTCCAACACCATTGACACGGGCGTCTCGTTGGCCGACTACGAGGCGAAGATTCCGAAAACGATCTATAATGTGTTCCAGTTCAATCAACCGCACAAGGAGTACAAGCCGGAATGATACCCAATAAGAACCTCGGCGCCGGCGACACATGGGGTGCATGGGTGCAGGATGAGATTTCGAACATCAATGCCGGCCTCAACAATATGGGTATCGGTGGTGTGCGCAACTCGCTGAACGGACTGATGTCGAACTTGGACAACACTAACAACAAGTTGTCTTTCCGCTCTCTTACAGGCGATCTGCATATGCTTGGTCCCAATTCTGATAATGTAATGATGGCCGAGAGTATTATGAACTACCCCGAGAATGGGAGGGGTTATTTGAATTTCCTCTTTTTCGGCAGTGGTCGTTATGTGAATAAGGGCGCACCGGATGCATTCCGGTCGAAGATGCAGTTGGTGCTCCAAACCGCTTGGACACCACCGGGCGGAACGCAGACGAAGTACGAAAATTACTACGTCTCTCAGATGCCCGGGATGTTCAACGGCGAGATAAACCCGGGTTACTATGACCTTTATGCGTTCTATAACTTGACAGTGCCACGTGTCACCCAGGTGGTTTTCCGACTTGTCGGGGAAAACAGGTTGACGCATAACCCGGAAAAAGACGAGTACAACTATTTCAACGGCACTATACTAGTGCTGGAGTCCAATCAGCCTAACACGTAAAGAGAGGAAACATGGCTACAACTGACAGCAATGGGATCGCGCACATCGAGGGCACGGACCCCGTCAAACCCTTGCAGGGTTTGTTCAACACGATCTCATCTTCTGTGTCCAATGTTGTCGGCAAGCTGCGCAAGCAGGTCATCTACCCTGTGAAGACGCGGTGGGACGCACAAAACAAAGTGGATGAGCTGAAGCGTCAGGGCGTGGAGGGAACGGCCGAAGAGCCGATCGTCTTCAACATTCTGAACGACCGTATCCAGCTTCAGCATGACGGTTCGGGGTTCACATACTTCAGCGCGCAGATGGCTGTTCTAGCAGCCGGGGTGTTCGAGACCGGATATCAACGGTGGGAGCTATACAATATAAAGTCGTTCACGGTGCCCTTCCCTGAAGAGCTCGACCGTATCCCTCGTTCGCTACTGTGCCAGGTCACGGATGCCATAACACACAGTATCATCGGGTTCCCGGTGGACAAGAAGCAGTTCGGTGTTGCCACCGCCTGTAACTGGAAGTGGGCCGTTGACTCGAACGTCCACGTTAGCTGGGTGGCACTCGGCTGACAACGGCGTAAGCGCATAGAAGAAGCCCCCGCACAACGCGGGGGCTTCTTCTTACTCACCTGCCTTATAGCGTCTCCACCACCGGTGGATGTCTGTGTTCGGCGTATACAGCCAGCTCGGGCCGACTATGTTGAACAGCACGTCGACGAACCTGTGCGAGCCATTCCCTTGGCCGTTCCAAGGGTGGGATGAGAACGGGTCGTCGGCATCCCATTCGAAGACTGGGCCGATGCCCGCCTTTCCGAGGCGCACAGCCAGCTCGAAGCAGTCTTCGACGTGCAGTGCCTCATTGTCGTAGCAGTATTTCCTGATCCACCGTGCGGTGTTCCATTTCTTAATCATTTCCATCCTCTCTCGTATGTGGGTTTGTGGTGTGCGCGCTCGACCAGATATGAGACACCGTGTCTCGCTGCCTCTCTTCGGTCGTGGTGGTGGTCCTCGACCTTTTCGAACAGGAGCCCGAGCTTGCGGAGGTTCTCATCGCGGACAAACAGCCGCTGCTGCGGTGTGCGCCACACAATCTCTTTCCCAATGAACCGGCCGAAGACGTGGACGGCGCCCTCTACGCGGACCGGGTTGATGTCGGCCCCGGGGATGTTGCGGTTAACGTACTTCTCGCACACCACAACGTCCGGCTGTACCATGCGGTCGAACATTCGCTTGTAGAACCATTCGTAGGTCTCCTCGGTTCCGGGGTTCCACGAGTTGAGGAGTCTGGCCGGCTTGTCCTCGCTATAGCCGAGGAGGACGATGCCGGTCGTCCCCCCGACCCCGCAGGGGTCGATAGCCAACAGCGTCGTCATTTACTGTCCCTGCTCTCAGAGCCCGTGGTGCTGCTGTGCGTAACCCCAGTACCCGCCGTCGACGAATGACCTACTGGCCGGGTGGTAATAGTAATGCGCCTCGCTTCCTGTATCGCCTCGTTCAACTTCTTCGCCGATCTGCGGAGCTGCCAGTCCAGTAGCGCTATAGCCACCGCCCATGCCAGAAGCATAATAACGACCCAGATATTCATAGTATCTCCTTTCCTTCGCTTTGTTACCCCACAGGTAGTCAATCAGCAGGCAGGCGAACACTCCGTAGTGGAAGGGCCAGGCCCAGACCGTCCACATGAAGGGCCTGATACGCGTGTCATAGTTCTCAATTCCTCGGTCGCCTCTTGTCGCCCACACCTGGTAGGCGACGAGGTGTGCAATGGCGCCGATGAAGAGGACGCAGATAATGAGTTGTGTCTCGTTGAGGTTCGTTGTTGTGTTCGACATGGGGTCGGCTCCTTTCTTTCTCCATGTCTCCATGGTATCGAGAGGAGCCGACCCCGTCAAGCCGTCCGGCTGTGTCGTCCGTCACTTATGCGAGCCTGAGGATATAGCGGTCGAAGCCGGCGGCCTGTACGCATTCGACGAGCTCGCGCCGGCGCTCCTCCCAGCGCTTCCTGTCCCACGATGCGGCCATCAGCTGGAAAGCCACGGGGGTTCCCTCCGTCCGGGCCTCCTGCAAGGCGAAGGTGCGCACACCTGCCAGCCTCAGCTGGGAGACGAGGTCCTCGAAGTGATAGTCGATGAGCGACTCGGGGTAGACGGTTGTGCGAACCTCATAGTCGACGCCTGACTCCAGAACGAGGTCGAGTGTCTCCCAGACTTTATCCCCTCGCACACCGACGGCTTTCTTGTAATCCTCGGGTCGTGCTTTCACGTCGAGCCCAACCCAGTCGACGACATGCATTATGCGTTCCAGCCGATCAGGGAACATCCCGGACGTGTGGACGCCGACTTCGAAACCGAGACCTGCGGCGGACTCGGCAGCCGGTATGACCGCCTCCTGGCGCAGTGCCTCTCCACCTGTGAAGACGACGCCGTCGAGCAGCCCCCTCCTTCTCTTGAGGAAGCCCTCGATTTCCGACCAGGCAATGACGCCTGGTGTACGGTTGTCGAGGATGGCGGAGTTCTGGCAGTACGGGCACCTGAGCGGGCACCCCTGGCAGAACACGGTGGCTACGAGCCGGCCGGGCCAGTCCACCGACGACAGCGGTACCAGCCCGGCTACTTGAAGGTCGCGGCTATCGCTCACGGCTTCACGCTCTCCTTCTCGGTGAAACACGTCCTCTCCGCGTACTCGCCCTTCTTCCCGATGTTGAACGACTGCACAGGCCTGAAATAGCCCATGACGCGAGTCCACACTTCGCAGGCCTCTCCACACTTCTCGCACACGAAATGCTCACCGGCGAGATAGCCGTGATTGGGGCAGATCGAGAATGTGGGGGTGATGGTGATGTAGGGAAGGTGGAAGTTGGTGAGCGCCCTCTTAACCAACTTGGCGCACACATCACCGGACGAGATCTTCTCGTTCATGTACAGGTGCAGGACGGTGCCCCCGGTGTACATGGACTGCAGGTCGGCCTGCTCTTCCAGGGCTCGGAAAGCGTCCTGCGTGTGCGACACAGGCAGCTGTGAGGAGTTCGTGTAGTAGGGGTTCTTGTCCGTACCGGCTTGGATGATATTGGAGAACCGCTTACGGTCCTCCTTAGCGAACCTGTAGGTGGTGCCTTCCGCAGGAGTCGCCTCCAGATTGTAGAGGTTGCCCGTCTTCTCCTGGTATTGAACGAGGCGCTCTCTCATGTGCGCGAGGAGTCTCTTGGCGAAGGCATGACCCCACTCGGTGGTGATGTCTTCCTTGTCGTGGGTGAAGTTGCGGATGGCTTCGTTGACGCCGTTGACGCCGATCGTGGAGAAGTGGTTGCCGAGCCCCCCGAGGTAGCGCTTGCTGTAGGGGAATAGGCCCCGCTCCATTAGCTCGGCGATCTTGATCCTCTTCTTCTCTAGAGTGGATGAGGCGAGGTCCATCAGATGGTCAAGCCTCTCGTAGAGTGCTTCTTCGTCTCCGGCCCACATGTATCCGAGCCTCGCGGCGTTCACGGTAACGACGCCTATGGAGCCCGTGAGCTCGGCCGAGCCGAACAAACCGTTGCCCCGCTTCAGGAGCTCGCGCAGGTCGAGCTGGAGGCGGCAGCACATCGAGCGGATCATGCCCGGGTCGAGCTCGGAGTTGATGAAGTTCTGGAAGTAGGGCAGGCCGTACTTCGCGGTCATATCGAACAGGGCGCGGGCGTTGTCCGACTCCCAGTCGAAGTCCTTCGTCATGTTGTAGGTCGGGATAGGGAAGGTGAAGACGCGGCCGTCGGCGTCGCCTTCCATCATGACCTCGATGTAGGCGCGGTTGATCGTGTCCATCTCGGCCTGGAGGTCCCCGTACGTGAAGTCGCACAGTTCACCGCCTATAAGCGGATGGTTGTCCTTGATATCCTCAGGGCACGTCCAGTCGAAGGTGAGGTTGGTGAAAGGGCACTGGCTTCCCCACCGCGACGGCACGTTGAGGTTGAAGATGAGCTCCTGCATCGACTGCTTGACCTCCGCATAATCCAGCCCGTCGAGCCGGATGAACGGCGCCATGTACGTGTCGAAGGACGAGAAGGCCTGGGCCCCCGCCCACTCGTTCTGCAGCGTGCCGAGGAAGTTGACGATCTGACCGCAGGCCGACCTGAAGTGGCGCGGCGGATCGGAGGCGATGGCGCCGGCGATGCCGTTGAAGCCCTCCTCCAAGAGCCTCCTGAGCGACCAGCCCGCACAATAGCCCGCGAGCATGTCGAGGTCGTGGATATGGTAGTCGCCGTTTCTGTGTGCGGCTCCTTCTTCTTCGCTGTACACCTTCGACAGCCAATAGTTCGCGATCGTCTTGCCGGCGGCGTTGAGAATGAGGCCGCCGACGGAGTAGCCCTGGTTCGCGTTCGCGTTGACGCGCCAATCCGCCTGCTCCACGTACTCTTCCACTGTGGAGATGGGGTCGATGTTAACAGTCAAAATCTCGTCCTTTCTACGATGGGTCTTCGATTATACAGCCACGGGGGCCTTGATGGCGGGGTGGTGCTTGTACCCGGCTGATGCGTATATATCGCTCATCTGATAGTCGAATATCGACGTCGCCTTCTTGAGGCTGATCTCGGGGAACGGGTAGGGGTTGCGCCCGAGCTGTTCTCGCACAGCCACCACGTGGTTCTTATATATGTGGCAGTCGCCGCCTGTCCAGATGAATTCGCCTACGTCGTAGCCTGTCTGCTGTGCGATCATGTGCGTTAACAGGGAATACGAAGCGATATTGAAGGGCACACCCAAGAAGAGATCGGCACTACGCTGGTACAACTGGCACGAGAGCCTACCGCCTGCTACATAGAACTGGAATAGAACATGGCACGGTGCGAGAGCCATGGCGTCTAAGTCGCCTACGTTCCACGCCGACACGATGTGCCGGCGTGAGTCCGGGTCGGATTTCAGGCTCTCGACCACCTCGTAGATCTGGTCGATGCCTCTCCCGTCCGGCGCAGGCCAACTACGCCACTGGTGCCCGTACACAGGGCCGAGGTTGCCGTCTGCGTCGGCCCATTCGTCCCAAATGGAGATACCGTGATCCTTCAACCACTTGATATTCGTATCACCAGACATGAACCACAACAGTTCACCCTTGACAGCCTTCATGGGAACGAACTTCGTCGTAATACGCGGAAAACCGTTGTTCAGGTCATAACGAAGCTGCCGTCCGAAGACGGACAGCGTCCCCACCCCTGTGCGATCCTTCTTCTCCACCCCGTTCTTCAGTACATCCGCGAGGAGATCCTCATACTGCCTGTCGACTACGTTCATCAAACGAACTTCCTGACCATGTCCGGACGGAACCCGCTCCAATGCGTCTGGCCGATCACCACGACCGGCGCCTGCTTGTATCCGAGACCCAACACGAACTGCAGCGCGTCATGATCATCGGTGATGTCTATCTCCTCGAAGGGGATCCCTTTCTTCGTCAGATCCTTCTTCGTCATCTTGCACTGGACACATCCAGGCTTCGTGTACAGTGTTGCTTTCGTCATACATTCTCCTTTCATCAGTGGGAGGCGTGCTCCCAGTCATCCGCCGGCTGTCCGTGTGCGGCTGTGAACTCCACTCCATTCCACGTCGTGGACATCAGCTCGGCGATTTTCGGCACCGCCCAGTCTAGCTCCGATTCGGGGATAGAGAAAATCAACTCGTCGTGGATTTGCGCGCGAAGCCAATGAATGAGACGAAGGTCACAATTCAGCATGCGGATGAGCGCGTCGGTCATGATTTCCCTCGTCCCCGACTGACCCATGAGAGCCGAAGACTGCGTGTAGGCGCGTTCCTTGTTGACGCTCATGCGCCGATCCCACGCGTTGTAGATGTAACCGTTCTCCCCTTGGTCCGCACAGTCCTGACGCCATCGCACAACCAAAGGGTAGGCCTCCGCCATCTTCTCGACGAAGTGCTTCGCCACGTCGAGGGGCTGCCCCGACGCCTTGGAGATCGTCTTCGCCCCGCCGCCGTAGTTCCACGCATGCGAGAGCGCCTTGGCTTTCTGCCGGTAGGGGTTGCGCTTGCGCGCTTCCTTGTCCGTCTCCCAGCCGTCCGGCATGTGCGCCTCGTACTCGTCGTCCCCCCAGACGGCGCGGCCCGTAATCTCGTGCGGGTCGGCGCCGGGCAGAAAGTTCTTCAAATATGCGGGGTCCTGTGCGTAGCCGGCGACGATCCTCGCATCCGCGTTCGAGTAGTCGAACGACACCAGCTTGCAGCCGGGATCCGGTATGAAATAGGACTTTTCCACTGCGTTGTCGCCGCGAGCCGTCCACACGGTCAGGCCGGGCTTCGTCGTAGACGAGCGTCCGGACCGCTGAAGATCGTCGACCTCGGGGTGCACACGGCCGTCAGGCTGCAGACAATCGATTGTGAGCTGCGCAAGTGAGCGCTGGCCTAGTAGTTCGCCCAACACCTTCCCGAAGGCCTCAGCGTGGCTTCCGTGGCCTCTCAGGAGGTCTTGTACGACGCTGCCGGACAGCTGGAGAGCTCCCGTCGGTGTGCGCGGCCACTCGGGATGCGTGAGTTCGTCCACGCCGAACGCGGCTAGTGCATCGAGGACGCACTGCTTGCCTTTAGTCGTCCTCCACGGTTGCTTCGAATCGAGCGGCATGCCCACCGACTTGTGCAGGTAGTCGAGCAGCTTCTCCTTCCTGTCCGCCAACTCGTAGAGCCTGTCGTAGGCCTTGTCGGCGTCGATGAGGAACCCGTTCCTCGACATCTGCGCGTTGATAGCAGCCTTTAACTGTTCACGCCAGTCATACTCGTCGACCTCGTGACGGAGCAGAAGCTCTTTGAAGATGCCCCGAAGCACCACCACGTCCTGTTCGGAGTACTCGCGGAACGTCGAATCGTCGAGAGGGATCAATCCGAAGTCGAGATCGGCGACCTTCGTCCCCGGGGGGTTGAACTGCTTGGCTAGGTCCTTCAAGTCCATGACTTTGCCTTCCAGCCCCAGATGGTATGCGAGGTTGTCGAGAGACAGCCACCGTCGCACATTCGAAGGGCTGAGATCGGTGACGACTCGGCGCCCCGCCCGATCCAGGTAGACGGACGGGGCGGGGTAGGCGATATTAGCCAGCACCATGGTGTCGATGACCTTACGATCCATCGTCATCCGTAGAGGCTCATCGCTGTCTTTGCCGAACAGCACGGACAAGTCGAAATTGTGGCCGTTATGAATCACTATGCCGTCGGCTTTCCGAATAGCGTCCATGACTTCGTCGTAGTCCTCGGTCAGGACGACGGGTCCCTCGCCCCACGCGTACTGGCCAAGCCGAAAGAACTCACGCGGCGACATGGACCAGCGCTTCTCGACGCCGTGGGATTCGATGTCGAGGAAGAGGATCCCCGACGTGGGACCGCCGAACGGCGAGGCCCACGCGCCGTTGTCCAGAAGATAACGTCGCACAACGCCAACGAAATACTGAGCAGCCGTGTCGATGCCGCAGTCGTCCCACGGTTCGAGGTCAAAAACGGCGGCGCCCTCCTCGGTGTCCGACCATTCGTATTCGAGGGGGCCGAGCTCCGGACTGGCGACGACGGCCACCCCCTGGAACGTCTCGATGTCGCCGGATGCCAGGTAGAATCGCACAGCCCTCATTCGTCCACCACCATCGTGTAGAACCAACCCTTGGACTTCTTGGTTTTACTCTTACCTCGGATGTATTCGAGCTCGACCGGGCCGGAGATGAGACCTCTTCCTCGCAGGGACGAGATGATGTTCTTGTACGTCCACTCGTCGAGCTCGGGGAACTTGTCCCTGACCTTCGTGCACAGGATGGCATGATTCGCCTTGTCGCAGTGTGTGCGGATGAACGTCATGACCGACTCCTGCTGCTTGACGTAGTGGCTAGCCGTCACGTCGTTGAGCGCCTTGAGAAGGCACCTAACCCAGTGGTTGGCGTAGTAGATTGCGTTCAGCATATGCGTCTTGGTGATGACGCCGTCCTCTCTGTCCATGAGGCTGAACAGCCCGGCGACCTGAGGGACGGTGATGCACAGCCGTCGGAAAGCGGATTCGAAGATCGACGACTTGTCTTCGACGATGTCGAAGCGCTGAACATTGAGACACCACGTCTCATATCGGTCGAGCGCCTCGTCGTCCACGTCGAGGAGGATGCGGTTCACATCGATGTCCCGGCTCTGCAGCCTCTGTTCCACGTCGGGCACGTCGTCCGATCGGTAGCATACGCGACACAGCTGGTTGACGCGGCTGGCCAACGTGTGCGCGAGCTTCTGAGCTTTCCTGTCGCGGTCCTTGCTGCTGCCGAACTTGCGGCGACTGTTGAACATGGCAGCGATCTTCGGCTTGTCATCGCTCTCGTCCTTCTTATCGTCATCGAGGTACGTCACCCACGTGAAACGTGTGAGGAACCCATTCTTGAAGTTGCGCATCTCAAGAATGTCGATCGACTCATCGTATATACCCGTAAGAATGACGTTTAGGTGTGCGTTGGCACGATCTACACCTTCAGTCGTGATACGACGGGTCATCTCGACTTCACCGCTGAACAGCTTGCACAGGCCGGCGTCGAAGCCGTTCCACGACCCGCGGTTGTCCATGATGTCCCGGAACTTGTCCTGAACCTCGTCGAGTGCCATGTACGTGGGCGTGTTGTGAAATGGTGCGATGTCACGCTTCATAGCTTGGATAGTGGAATCACTCGCCACTTTGATGCTGTTGGCACGCCCTATCAGAGTGCCACACATGTCGATGACCGTCTGAGCGCCGTTTACCGCAGTCGTCTTGTGCGCCGTACCCGAGGGCCCGAGGATGAGCGGCCAGAAGCGAAGCCCCTGCTCATCATCCCCTGTCGTGTTAATCGACCCGAAGGCGCCGATCGTCGTAGCCATCGTCACCAACCCCAGTGCGGCGTGGTAGGTGTCCGCGGTGTCCGTTACTGTGCGACCGTAATCGATGTAATCTTTGACGAACGTGGGGTTGTCGTCGCTTTCTATGAAAGCCACCTCGTCATCCGTGAGAAGCTGTATTTCACCCGTTTGGTATTCGCGAATGGCGTTGGCAAAGCTTTCGTCTTCAAGAGCGATGCCGTTCTCGTCGAGGTGCGTGAAACTGTCCTTGTACTCCTTGCTGAACTTCTCGACCTCCTTCCACGTGCACAGCTCCCAGTTGTCGCGTTTCGGGATAGCGTGGCCTTCCTTGGTTTTCCGACCAGAATAGACGGGGTTGTATTTGTTGCAGTGTGCGCGGAGCATCAGCTGGTACACTTCGTTGTCGCTGAACGTAGCTCGGAAGAGCTCCATCTGAAACTTCTTAGCTGTCTGAGACCAGCTCTGGCGCCCGTCCTCTATCTCGTCGAGGTACATGGACCGCAGCGACTGCGTCTTGAGTTTGTCCTCGATGACGCGAAGCTGCTCGTCGTCGCACATCGGAGGCGCTTCTCCGATTTTCTTCGCCTCTTCGAGGCGCGCAACGGGGTAGGCCGCCTTGATATCGTCAAGGGTGTAGACGGCTCCGGTGTTCTCAACCACGCGCACAGGATAGTCTGCGCCGTACTTGGTGTTGACTGAACCCGGCACGCGGAGCAGCTTGGATGCCTGCCAGCCGGAGTCGCAGCCTTTATCGCGGTGCTTCTGGTAGATAGACCTTGCCACCTCGGAGCACTCGGCCAGCGGGCGCGGCTCGTCGAGGACCCACCAACAATGCGTGCGGTTCCTCGATGTGCGCACAACCAAAGTCGGCTCGACATCGAACTCGCTCGGGGGGCAGGTGTCGGCCTCGGCCCACACGACACCGCACATCGCACCAGCGTCGTCGCCAGAACGGCTCTTACCCGTGAAGACGCCGACCGAGCAGTAGACGTTCTCATCCTCGCGCATCGACAGATAGCGCTGTGCGAAGTCCCGTTTTGCCGGCCATTCGACGAACTTGCTTTTGACGGTCTCTTCCTCATCGAGAGGATCCATCGTCACGATGTTAACGTACCCTTCGATGTTGCCGTAAATCACGTCCAGAAATTCTATTGCTTCCATTCATTAAACCCTTTCACTCCACATAATACTGGTTGTATTCTGTCTTATAGAGCAGGAACGGCCCCGTTGGGGCCGTTCCTTACTCCTCTCTTCTATCCGATGCTGAACTTCCTCGTCGTGTCCCTTGCCGGCTGAACTTTAGCCGCGGATGAGTCCTGGACAACCTTGGGTTTCAGCGGCTCTCCGAACTGCTCAAGTTCTCGCTTGCCGTCGTCCACATAGTAGGACTCTACCGTCGCGTTGACGTAACCCCGATCGTTGTGGCGATTACCGATTTTGACGAGGACCGTCTGGTCGGGGTCGACGAGTTCAGTTTCGTCCTCGGGGATCAGGAACCCCTCGTCGGGGTCGTAGGCTCCGACGGCCTCCCAGAAGTTCGGGAAGCTGTAGTTGAGCTTGCCGTTCTTCCAGTGCGGCTGGAGCGGGACGTTGAAGTCCTTGACGATGGCGCCGTCGTAGTCGTCGGTCGGGCCCTCGATGATCTTCAGGTCGACGACGAGGCGGGGCAGCCCGGCGTTCGCCGCGGACTTGTACTCGCCCTTCTCCACATCGCAGATGATCGCCCGGTAGACGCCGGGCGCCGGAACCTTGACGGCTCCGCCACGGCCACCGAAGTGGCCGTCGGCTCCGAGAGCGGACTTGAGTTCCTTGTCGTCGAGTTTGAATGCCTTATAAGCGGGTTTGCGTACCATAGTGTTCTCCTCTCTCAGTGGTTGTCGCAAAGCTTCCAGAGCTTTTCGATGGTCAGGTCCTCCACGAACGGAGGAAGGTTGAAGCGGTTCTTAGCCCCAATGGTGCGGGATGCGAACATCTGCGCTTCTGTGTGCGACTCCCCGGTTTTCCGGTCGGTGTCCAGTGACAAATGTACCACCACGTCGGGCGTCTGTCCAACCTTAGCCCGGGAGCCGGATCCGCGCCAGGCGAAGTCGGCCACCCCGTTGTCGTCGGTCTTCTGGTGGACGACGAGGATGGACAGCACCCCGGCGTCCTTCAGAAGCGGGAAGATCCCGTTCGAACCGGTCGTCTTCTTCGCGGCCTCCGTCCAAATGGCGAACTTGTTGGGGTTCTGCTTGGCCATCTCGACGGCTTCGAAATGATCCGCACACCAGTCATTGTAGACGTTGAGCGGGTCGATGACGATCGTCTTGTACTCACGGGGCATCTCACCTGTGAGGAACGCCACGAGGATGCGGTCCGTATTGTGGATCCAGCCTTCTTCCTTAGTCATACCCTCTGGTATCGGCATGTTCTTAGGGCGAACGATGTCGATGTTCTCCGGCGGTACGTCGCGGGTGACGCCTGTCGTGCTGCCTTCGAGGTCGAGGTACAGCACAGGTGAGGTGGGTGCGAACTTAGCGGCGGAGGCTGCGAACGTCGTCTTCCCTTGACCGTAGTCGGAGTAGACGAGAATCTGCTCGGGTTTGCTTAGTTCGTCGGGTTTGATGATGAATGATTCGATGTCGAAATCTGTCATTCGTCTTCTCCTTTCTCTTGGCGAATGTAAAGCTGCTCTGTGCTCTTAAGGCAATGAAGATATTCCTCCGCTGAAGCCAGCATTTTCACTCTCTTCGGATCCAGCTTTTGAACATAGCAACGTCGAAGCGTATCTCCAGGTAGAGCCTTTTCAGCCTTCGATATATCGAAACGGTGAACCTCCCTTCGCGTCACTATATACGGTCCGGCTACACCGGACTCGCCAACTTGAAGCCGCTGCTTGATTGCTGCGGCGAGTTCCTTCTTCCTCTCCTCAAGGCTGTCTATGAGTCCCGAGATATAACCGTACTCCAGAATGTCATCTTGTTCTTTCACGTCGCATACCTCCGGTTATTTGTCCTTCTTAACGGCCAGCACGTTGCACCGGTAGCAACCGGGGTAGGACGGGAAGTCCGTGAAGCCGTCGCACAAGGCATCGATAATGTGCTGCCCGCGCTGCCACACCTGCTCGGCCTTCTCGTGGTCGTAGTCGAGGGTGAAGATCTCCACGTCCGACACCTGCGACGCGTCCCTCGGGATGAACACCACCTTGATCTTGCGCACAGTCCCCTCGCCGTCTCTGCGCTCCTTCCCGAGCGCATATAGGTGCGTCTGTGCGACGTAGGCGATGTACTTGGCCTTGGCGCTGTCTCCCGTCACGTCAGGCACGTCGCCGTGCATCGAGAACACAGCGCTCAACGCCTTCAACTTGGATCGAGTGGTCGTCTTGTAGTCGACGATCGTCCCGTCCTCCGGGTCATAGGCGTCGGCCGTAGACCTGATGAGCCCGTAGTTCTCGTAGAGCCCGAGCTCGAAGCGCTGCTCCAGCTCCCACTTCGGGAAGAGCCGCTTCGCCCAATACTCCAGACCGCGGTGGATGTCAGTTCCGATCCTCGCCCCCATGATGAAGTTGGACTCCCTCATCTCGCGGGGCATGAGCTCCACGCCGCTCTTGTCCTTGATGCCCGGCAGGATGTCCTCGGCCAGGCACAGCGCACACGGGTTGGAGAGGTTCGAGGCCCCAACCCGGATCTGCTTGTCGCGCCGGGTCTGCGGCGTGAACAGTGACAGTAGTTCGTCGTTCCTCATACCAGTTGAAGCTCCCACCCTTTATTGATTGCGAAGTTGACGACGTGCTTGCACTCGATAATAGCGGGTGTATCTCCTGTGTTGTGCAGGATGACCGGGCCGTCCTTGTATTTCAGCGTGGTGTGCGGTTCCAACGCAGCGCGTTGTGTGTCGCGCTGCCCCCACACGTGTTGAATAAACGGCGCGGGCGCGAAGTAGAGCATTTTGCATTCCATAAAGTTGCGTATGTCCTCCAACCCAATGCAATATTCTGCACCGTTGACATTCAACCATTTATTAAGAACCGGGACGAAGGCGTACTGCCCATCCAGGTTATCGAACAACGCAGGCGCATCCTTCAACTGCTCATCGATGTAGTCGTCCATTTCGTTCCTCCTTTCTCGTTTAACCGAGAACGATAGCCTCTTCAGCGCCGAACCCGGCATTGTTCGATTCGAAGAACTCGTCATAGTGCTCGTTGTATCCCACTCGGCAGTCGAACAGGTCGAGCGACTCCACGGGGTACAGCTGGTAGCCCCTGGCCACGAACAGCTTCAGGTCGCCGTACTTGGCGCGGGCCTTCTCAAGGTCGTCGATGAACTCCGAAATCGTCATAGTGTGTCCCTTTCTCTCGGTCGGCTTGTACTTCTACGGTACAGGCAAAGCCCCGGCTGTGCAAGCCGGGGCTGTGTGAGTTGCGTCACTTGTTCAGCGCAGCCCTGTTGGCCTGCGCCTGGCCGGCGAGCCGTTGGAACGTACCGTCATCCATCGTGTCCCGGGCCTGGAAGTAGTACCGTACGATCCGCTCGGATGGCTGGCCCATGCGATTCAAGCGCCCCTTCGCCTGTTCGCACAGCATGCCGTTCAGGTCTTCGTCCAACCACACCTCGACGTGGCACACGCGCTGAAGGCCGTCCAGACCCTCGGCGGCGGCGGCGATCGTGCACAGCAGGACCTGCACGTCCCCCTCTGTGAAGCCTGCAAACGCCTCACTGCGGGCCTTGGCGGACTGCGCACCCGTATACAGAGCAGTCTTCACACACACCCTGTGCGCAACAGCGTTGGCGAACCTCTGGCTCGACGTGAACACCAACACCTTGTCGTGTGCGTGGTGCTTCTCGATCAGCGCGTTCAGCATATCCAGCTTTCTAGATGGACAATTCGGGTCAAACGTGACCGAATCCATATCAGTTTCCGGGTCATACACCATACGCGGCTCGCCCAACGTCACCTGGCGTAGACGCAGCAGCTTCACCAACGGGATCGAGGCCACCAGCAAACCGCCCTCCACCTCGGAGATCAGATCATATTGCAATTTGTCATATATATCGCGCTGCTTATGCGTCAACTCGCACTCGACAATCCGGGTGTCCACCGGCTTCCGCTCCGCAGGCAAACCCACCACACACGGCAAAGAACGGAGAAAAGCCCCCGGATCCTTCTCGGCGACGATCGTCTCGATCTCCTGCAGTCTGCCGTATCTATCATGTATCCAACTGTTCTGGACGATACACCACCTCGCTTTCCAGCGATGGAAAGAACCCTCCACGTACAGCCAGTTCCTCTTGTCACGGGACAGTGGCACACGTGACGGATCCTCCACGTTCCACCACAACCAGCGGCAAATGGACCACAACCCCTCGAAGCGATTGCCCTGCGGCGTGGCAGACATCGCCAACTTGAAGCCGGCATTCCGCAGGCTCCACATGGCCTTCGCCCGGCCCGACTTGCGGTTCGACGCCGACTGAACTTCGTCGTACACCACGAAGTCTGGCTTGGCCTTCGACCACGGTAGAAGGTTCTCTTTACCCTTCTCCACGTTCCTCGCATTGTAGTCGGATAAGCCTAGATACTCTCGGCCCACGTAGTAAATGCCGGAGACTCCGTCCTTTAGATCGTCGAAATGGCGGATGTGCTTCGAATCAACGCGTTTGAACGGCAGCGCGACGCCTTGACGGGCGAACGTCTCCTTCCAAGCGTTGACGATCTGCGGCTTCGCCGGGCCTACGATCAACGTCGTCGCCGGGTCGAGCCGCTTCATCACCTCCACTGCGCACAGCGTCTTGCCCGTACCCGTATCTGACACGTCCAACGCGGCGTGGAGGCCATCCCGCTGTGCGACGACGGCCTCCACCTTCTCCAGCTGCGCCGGGGTGAGCTCCAGGGGTGTCATGCCCGCACCACCTCGAACTTCGCACACGACACATCGATCGACCTCACCAGGATGTCCATGTTCAGCCCGATCGAGAACGCCTTGATGTAATACTTATCGGCGTCCGCCTTGCCATCCTTGTCCTTCGTCAGAAAGAACTCGACACCGTCGTAGATCCGGCGACACCACACGTAACCCTGGCTCTTCAACAGGCCCGTCACCGAGTCCTCCGGGCAGTCCTCGCCCTTCGCATGGAACGGCGGGTCGTAGAAGCGGTCCACCGTATGCCTCGACGCGTCATAGTAATAGCCGGACGGGGCAACATCGGGGTTGATCGGCGGGCCGTCCTGCTTGACGAGAATCAAACGGATCCCGTTGCACGTGTAGAACACCTTCCGCTCCGACGCATAGCCGATGCTGATCGCCCGAAACGGCTTGCCCACCGCATCCTCGACCAGCTCCTTGTGCGACCCGTGCATCGCCTCACGCGACGTAGGCACATACTCTATCGTGTCGTCCGCATTCACGGCGAACCACCCTTGAAGCTTGCCCTTCTTTCCGTACAGCAACTGCCTCACAGCTTACCCTCCTCTTCTCTCCTTGCCCGGCGCTCGAACGAGTCTTCCCCGCCGATGACGCCGAACAGTCTCTTCTGTCCTTTCTCCACACGGTCCGCATAGTCTCTGCATTCGAGTCGCACAGGGCAGATTGAGCACACCCACTTGGCCCGCGCATAGTAGGGGTCGTCCTCCACATCGGCCCCCTCGCGGGGGGCGAAGAACAGGTGCATGCCGATGTCGCTTTTCTTGCAGCGCGCCTGCTTGACCCATTCTTCGCCCCCCCAGATGTCCGCTATATCCATTACCGCGCGTCAGACCGCCTCACGAACCTCGACAGCTTAGACGGCGTCGGACCCTCTTGATTCGCATAGTGGCCTCGCACATCGTAGGGTTTCTCGCTCGCCGTCACAAGGTCGAAGAACCCCACCTGGGCGATCGGTTCAACGCCGACCGTCGCAGTGTCCCGTCTATGATGCGTCACAGGCAGCCGCAGCGGGTACTTGCCGACGTTGTAGAGCTCCAAAGTAATCGTCCCCTTAAAACCAGGATCGACGAATCCTGCTGTGATGTGCGTCATCAAACCGAGGCGCCCCCAACTGGACCGTCCCTCCACCTTCGCAGCCACATCAGAGGGAAGGTTGAACCATTCAGACGTTTCCCCCAACCACAGCTCGTTAGGAGGCAGCACGAAGTACGGAACGACGTCGTCGTGATAGATCAAACCACACCGGTGCGAGTCGAAAGGATCGACCAGATATGGGCTCAAGTGCACGTCGTAGCTCGCCGGCTGCAGGCTGTCCTCATCGAATGGACTCACCAACGGTCCGCCGTCACCGTAGATCAAAGCAAACTCTCGAATATCCCCATCAGATAACATTAAACGACAGCTCCTTCCTGTCCAATATGTCCCGGTCGATCTTGAACGCCACGACCGACTTGTTAGCGTTCTTGTCTTCTTCGCTCGCCTGTGCGCACACGCACAGGGTGAAGTCCGCACCGCCGCGGTTGACGAACACGTCACCCACAGTGAACGGCACACGTTCCGGGTGGATACGCACACGCAAAGCGCCGTTCGTCACGGCGTCGTAGTCATCGTCCAAATGCAGGCACAACCCGCCACCCGTCGCCGACACGCTCTGCACGCGAGACCCAACGAGGGCTTCCTTCAACGCTGCGACGTACACCGGCAGCGGGTCAGTCGGCTGTGCAAGCTCGATCGTGACGACCTTGCGGCCCTCCACATCGAACAGCCGCCACGCATCGGTGCCGTCCAGGCGCTGCACACGCCTTATAGACCCCAGCGGGACGGGGTCACTGTACTCGCAATACTCGGAGATGCGATACTCCGAATTCTTGAGCGTCGCCGCCACCCCGTTGTCGAAGAACAAACCGACACTGTCGAACATAAAGACAGCGCAGTCCAATGTCCACCCGGCCCTCACAAACGGGTCGAGCAGTTCGAATGCATCGTTCACCAGCGTAATGTCAGTCTTAGTCATCGCCGTCTTCGTCCTTAAAAAACAGTTCAACCGCGCTGCCCCTTTCCGTCGCGATGTAGATAGAATCCCCCCGGTCGATAATATGGTCCACGGGTGAATCCACCGCCAGCCAATTCACGAAGACACCCGTCAAGCCGTCGGCCTCCGCCGTGAACACCACGCCTTTAGCAAGCAGAGCGTATTTCTTATACTGGTTGACGTTCATCGATCTGTGCAGGTTCTTACCATAGAGCTCACCGAGCAGCCAGTTCTTCCTCGTAAGGTTCTTAACAGTAACGTGTGCGATGACATTGCTATCCTCGTCGAAGAGCATGACCTGCTTGAAGTGGTCGTGGTAGTTCACGTGGTCTACCTCGACGTCGAGCTTGTTCAGGCCGTAGTCGACGACGCCGTAACCATACCCCCTCCGTCTGTCCATCGGAAGCGCCACGTGGCTGGACAGGCTGCGGAAAACCAACCGGCCGTCTTTGACCCCCACACCCATCAGCGGGAACCCTTCAAGCCGTTTCAGTGCATCCACGTAGTCCTGCGGTTTTTCGAAGTCCATAGTGTATTATCCTTTCTCTCATTTGCCGTGTACGTCAAGCCTATACGGAAAGGGCAGGGGCCGTCAAGCCCCCGCCCTGTGAAATACATCACTATCCGTTACAGCGTTGTGCGTTTATGAACAGACGTCAAACGACGCAAACCCGTCGAACAGTTGTTCTCCTCCCACGCGTCACAGATCGCAGTGCTCCGGACCGGCTTCAGCGTCAAAGAGCCGTCTACGTCCCTCCACAACCTGCACAAGGTACGAGTCGAACAGCGGCCCGAACCGGGGTCGACGCCCTCCTCCACGGGGGAGAAATCGCACAACCACACAGCGCCGATATCATCCGACCGGGACAGCGTCCGCCACGGATTCGTCTCCTGGCCCTCCGTAACAGGCGGAAACAACACCGCATCGTACAAAGACACGCGCATGCGCTCCATGTACGCCTGAGGGCTGTCGAACTCCAACACGTGCATGTCACCAACCGTCACGTAGAATCGCTCGAAGAAACACAGCACCATGCGGAAACTCGACGAATCGAACACCCGCACACCACACAGCTTGTACGGGTCCAGCGGCTCCACAAACACCGGAATGTTATCGAGCCCCTTGAGAGGAACCAGACTTACAGTGTGCGCGGTGTTATCCACATGCAACACACCGTACATCGAACCCTCGAAACGGACATAATATTCCTTCTCACCCCGGCCTTGACCGGGCGGAATCAATCTCAAAGCCACGCTGTTCGGCGTCTCCTTTCAGTCATTGAAGCTTGTTCTACCCCAGATAGAACAAACCGATCGTCTCATGATGCGGATACAGCAACACCCTCAACCGCTTCGTCAGCGGGTTGTAGCAGGACATGTACTGCGCCTCGCCCTCCTTAACAGCCGTTGTGCCATCAGCCCTGTAATAGCGCACAAGAGGGGCGTTGGGGTTGCCCCCAGTAGGCGGGTCGTAAGCGTTCGCAATCGCCCTGGCGATGTCCCTGTGCGTCACCAGTCGATACACCTCACATCGTACACGCGGATGAAATCGTCCTTCTTCATTGCGAAAAGACAAGTAAGCGCATCGCCACCCCTCTCCGTGTGAACGTGAACACTCTTGCCTTTCAAGTCATAGGACAACCACACGTCACGATAGAGCGTCCTCCGCCCGACGCCCGGCTCATCCGGCACAGACTGAACCAGGTCCGCATTCACTTCGCCGAACAGCATCTCCGTATACGGGTTCCGCTCGCCGTCCCCCACCGCGAACATGTTATGCCAGTCCTCCGGCACCAGCTCCTGCAACACAGTGTTGTAGCACACGCCGTACGGAAGGCGGCAATGTGACAGCAGAACGTCACCATAAGGGTTCGTGTACGGCGCTGCCTCGTCACACGTCGCCAAGTCCTCGCCGAGCTCCAGTATCTCGCCGAAACGCGAACTCGACGTGTCCACGCACACGAAACCACGATTCCGGATATACGCGCACACGAAACCATCACGGTCATAAAACAGCATATTCTATCCTCCCTCCCGTCGTTCTCAAGCAGGCTCGCAGAAGCGCAGCCACGGGTCATCCGATGTCGCATTCCCGTAGAACGATATAAACACGGCCTGCAGCGCATCGGAGACTGCGTGTTTGCGCACAGCCACCGCCGTCCGCATACTGACGCGAACAGGAAGCGATTTAGCGAAAGCCGCCAGCATCCCCGACGTGTAATTCGTTCCAATCATGATCTTTCTCTCCCTTCTCTCACCCGCGGCGGTTTCTTCCGCCGCTGTAGTCACAGTCTATGAGCACCAGGGCCCGCACGTCAAGCCGACAGGTTATGTCATACATCACAGCGCCCCCATTATGGTCAGCCGCTCGACGATGCCCGCAGCCACAGACCCCGGAGTGTCCCCCGCCCTGTCCACCACCACCGGAATAAGCGTCCCACCCCCGGGCGCACACTCCACGAATCGGCGGTACGCCCCCGTCACGGCCACCGGGTCATAGTCGTCCCCCGTGCCGTTGTCCGCCCCGTAGTCCGGGTCAGTTAGAAGAGCCGGGTCGCGAGGCAACAACACGAACGTCGCCAACGGAACACGATTCAACCAGTCCAGCGTGAGCGCCACGTCCCCCACGACCCCCTCGTTTCGCAGCGAGGCATACACCGCAGTGCTGAGCGCCCACCTGTCCAGAATGTACAGCTGCTCCTCGTTCGAGGCGGGCGTCGGCATATCAGGAAACAGCACGGGCTCAGGTCGGAAGGAGAGCCAGTTCTCCATGTCCATCGCGTAGTCCTCGGCCCGCAGACAGCAGCCCTCGATGCCCGCGCACGCGGCCAGCACGTCCGTCGGGAAGTGCCGTATGCACACACGAGGGTAAAAGGCCGGTGTGCGCTTTTGCAGCAGCTCTTTCAAAGCCACCGCAACAGTCGACTTCCCCACGCCGTCAGGCCCCTCCAACGCTATATAGGCAGCCATCTATCGCTCCTTTCGTCTATCCTGCAAATGCGGCGCGGGTGTGCAGGCTATGCCCGTCGCACACCCCTCCTCCGAGAACGCCTCGAACCACGTGTAGTCCTCCACCGCGGTCCACACCGTGTTCGTCGTAGGCTTACCGGGCCACAGCACCTGGTAGTCGGGTATGGGCAAGACCCCCTCGTCGATCACGGACCCCGGCGCCACCCCATAACCCAAGTCGCACACGCAATCCAACGGCAGGCCCTCGTGCACAACCGCATCCACCTCTATCAGAAGGTTGGAGCGTCTGTCGCACAGCTCCAACGTCGCCTTCTTCACCCCCGTGCGCACACACACAAGGCCCACCGTGAAAGACTTCCGCTCGTCTTCGCGCGGCTGCACGCACACCGAGCACCCGAAAGGGCTACGGCCATATAGCGTCAAAGGGCCGGAGCGCACAGCACCATGGCGGTCCACCGTGGCGGGTTCTATCGTGCGGCCCGGAAGCGTCGCCAGAAAAGCGATGTCGAAAAAGGCTACGATCGTCATGCTACACCGCACCTCTTTCCACGTTGTTCAAGCAGAACGTGCGTTCCGACTTGCACGAGCCACTTGCGCACAGGGGCTTCTACATCGGGGTCCATGTTGTAGACGAACACCCACCTGTGAACGTCTTTTTCGGCCATTGCCCCCTGCATGTACAGCTTGCCTTGAGACCTAGCCGGAATCGTATAGCGTATTCGCGTCATCGCTTCATCTCCTTCGCCCTTTTAACAGCCGCCCTGTATTCGGGCCACTGCTTCTCGTACGGTCTGCCGTCCGCATCCCAGTAGTCTTTATATGAGAGGCCGGGGTGTGTGGAGATGAAGTCGGATAGGGACTCGTAGAAGGCCTCCTTGAAGCGCTTAGCGCGTTCTTTGCGAGCTCTTTTGTCTGGGTCCGCCGGGTCCTTTCCGCGCAGGTCCACGCTCGACAGCGGATTCGATTTGAACTCGCGGAACATGAGCCTTAGGCGCTTCCGGGGGGAAGCAGCTGGGTCCTCCGTGGGGTCGCACAGTACATCGCACAGGGAGGAAGGTGTGGCGACGAGCACCCCGAAGCGTTTGAGCGCTTCCTTCAGCATCATGTTTTCGGTCGGGGTGTCGGGGAGGACCAGCACCATTCTGTCCGCATAGTTCGGATTGAGAACGATTCTCACCCCGTATTCGATTTCGGCCCGTGCGCGCAGTTCCTGCGCACACAGATTTTCATCGGCGACTTCGATCGCCACTGCAATCCGTTTCATTTCGATTTTCTCCTTCCACTCGAAAATGTGTTTTCGATCGATTTCGACTCGGTTCCCCCAATCGATTTCAACTCGATTTCTACCTTAGGGTCGGATCCATTTCAAGTCAAATCGTGAAATGTGAACTTGGTCACACTGGTGTTGTGAGGGGTTGTGTTATAATCACGCGCCCGCGCGCACAGGCTCGGCGCACACCACAAAGCGGCGGCGTTCTGCGGAAAAGGCCTGCGTCATGCTGGGGCGAGCCGAAAATTCTGACAGTCACTGTCAATTGACAGTCACTGTCAGAATTTCGATACATTTTTGTATTGAGACATCGTGTCTCACCCGAAAAATACTCCTCACACACCACCCCCACACAACTTACTAACACATTATATCTGTATATCTATACTATTAAGGTATATTCCTTATTTCTACAACTTTTACTCTATAACCCTGTTATTATCTAGGCATATATGCCTTATGTAGAAGCGGATCCCGCCTCCGCCGAATCCGCACTTCTTGCCGTTTGCTGCCGTTTGAGAACAACGTGTTCTGCGTCTGTTCAGTTTTGTCACATCCTTCACACGCCTCCGCTCGGTGGGCTGTGCGCCTCAGGGTGTGCGCCCCTCCGCGGGGTCCAGTTGCGCCTCAGGATCACGAGGTTGCCCTCTGAGGCGTTTTCAGGGTAGCCCCGGTAGGGTCGCTTGGGTCGGGGGCTGAAATCGCATCAGAATCGATCCTCGTGATCCTGAGGGGGTGCCGCTTCCGCCTTCCGCGCTGTGCGGTGTGCGCCTCGGGACTGTCCGTTCCGCCGACCGCCGGTCTAATTTCCTTTATCTTTGAGCCCCGAAATTCAAAAATGGCCCTCTTTGTACCTGAAAACTGCCCCCGAAATTCAAAAAGGGGCTTCTTTGTAACGTTTAATGACAACTTTTACCTACGTAACCGTAAGTTACTACTACGTAGGCGTAAGTTACCGTGGGGTAGGTTACGGTGGCGAAGGTTACCCCCTGGTAGCTTACTCAGGTGTAGGTTACGTTAACGTAGGCGTAAGGTACGGGGCAGTAGGTTACATCCCCGTAAGTTACCCCGTCGTCGCCGTAGCTTACCGCCGGGTAACCTACGGTGCCGTAGGCGTTGGGACGGCCCCCCTGCGTCCTACGCGTGGGTAACCTACGGTGCCGTATGGCGCCCGAAAATGTGGTGAAGGACACACCGCTGGGGCTTGACACGGGGGGTGGCGGTTGATAGAATGGAGGTACAACAAAGGGGAAAGAGAGAAAGGAAACCCCAATGGACATCGAAATCGACTTCTTCGAAGAGCTTGGCGGCTACTACACCGCAGACCTGGCCGACGTCCTGGAAGACTTCGAAGGCTGACCCGAAGGCCCCCGCCCCGGCGGGGGCCTTCCCATGCCCGGAGACGGCCCCAGAATGGCCTCTGAGGCGCCTTCGGGGCCGGGGTGGGGCCACCCTACCGGCGAAGGCCTGCGAGGCCCTCAGAGGGCCGTCTGCGGGCTCTGAGGGGGTGTCCTCGAAGGCGGGGGCCCGGCGGGCTGGGGTGTGCGCCTTCGACGGCGGCCCCGAGCAATTACGCAACGTCGGTGTTGCGAAAATCCCGGAACTCAAAATGTGAGCTTGGTCTCATTTTCCGAAACCGGGACTAAGGTCCCAGCTCGAGCAACCATGTGAGCAATCTCACACTCGGAGGGGCTCTCGAGCAACCATGTGAGAAACATCACAGTGTGACCTTCGTCACGCTCGAGGGGCTCTCGAGCAACCCTGGAAAATACAATTTGTGGCGGTTGTCACACTTGCTCGGGCCGGAGTCCGCCGTCGCCGAAGGCGCCCGAGCAACCCCGAAAATGTGACGAAGGACACGCTCCACGGGCTTGACAGCGCCCTCCGACTGTGCGAGGATAGAGCTATCGGAACGAGAGAGAAAGGAAATCCGATGACCGCGAAGTACCCCTACAGCCAGGCCCTGGCGAAGTCCCTCACCGAGAAGCTCGGAGGCCTCGCCTTCGTCCTCCCGGGCGGAGACGTCCAGTGCGACACCCCCGACGGCACCCTGACCGTCTACGCCGACGGCGCCGTGAGAGTCCGCGAGTGCGGCGCGACCGAAGCCTGGCCCACCCTCCGGAGCGCCGCCGCCGACTGGGGCGTGGAAGTGTGACACAGCCCCTCCCGGAGGGGCTTGACAGCCCCTCCCGGAGGCCGCTAGAATGAAGACATCGGAACGAGAGAGAAAGGAAGTCCGATGAACACCCGGAAAACCGCCAACGCCGTCGTCCGGCACCTGGAAGCCACGACCCCCGTCTACGACGTCTCCGAGCGAGGCTACAGCCCCTACGTCAGCCTCGTAGACGGCCGCTGCTTCATCGTCGACGCCCCGTTCGAGGGCGACGTCAGGATCACCCCTGGTGTGCGCACCTACGAAGGCGGCCAGCGGCTCCTGGAAGCCGAGCTTCGTGTGCGCGACGACGCAGGCGGGTGGGTGGGCCTGGTGAGGCGCTTCCTGGCGGCCGTCTCCGTCGCAGTCGGCATCCTGGCGGGCTGGGGCTACGGCGAAGGCCGGGCCCCGGGCTGGGACGCCTACGCCGGAGTCCGGCCCGAGCCGACCATCCTCGGCCTCACAGTGACGCACATCACGAACCTCGGGCTTGACATCCCCGCCGACGCCCGCTAGACTAGAACTATCAGGAAGACAGAGAGAAAGGAACACCCTGATGCACACCACCACCTTCATCCCCGAAATCGAAGTCCCCGACTTCGTCGCCAGCCTTCGGGCGGACCGCGAGCGTCAGCGAGCACGACGCCGGAGCCGCCGTCAGAACCGCGGATGGGAGGCCTGAGGACCATGACCTGGATCGACTTCGCACAAGCCCTCTGGGACGCCTTCTACGGACTCATGTCCACCTGCGAAGACCTCGTGGAGAACCTCCCGACGCCGCTGCAGTGCTTCTTCGACTGGTGTTAGCCATCCCACACCGGGGGCCGCTTGACAGCGGCCTCCGGGCCGACTAGACTAGAGATATCAGGAAACAAGAGAGAAAGGAAACCCTGATGATCAACAAGTTCCTCGAAGCCGTCTCCGACGAAGACCTTCTGCAGGCCGCCATTGACGTCCTTTCCGAGAAGGGCTGGGCCTTGGACGAAGGCCGCGAACTGCCTTTCGAGGCCGACTACTGCGATGATCCGGAGGCCGCCTTCGAGATCGAAGCCGAGTGGAGCGAGGTTCAGGCGGAGACCGTCGGCGTGCTGTGGGACCGGCTCCTCGGCGAAGAGCAAGTTGAGCTTTGGCTGCGCGACTGCGCCGGGCGGGAACCCGACGATCCCGTCGACGCCGAGACCATCTGGGAGCGGATGGAGGCCGCCGTCGTGGAGAAGCTCGGGAGCGTCTACGAAGATACGGGCGCCCCTGTGACGGACGCCTGTGTCCGAGCGTTGAGGCTGACTTCGGCGGAGGCCCTGGCCCGGGTGCTGGGCTGGTACGAAGCCGTTCGAGCGGACGCACAGGCACACTGGGGCGGGCCTTCGACGGCGCGGACCTTCGAGGTCGAAGGCGGCCTGGTGCTGGTCCGAGACGAAGACGGCGCAGTGCGGACCAGGCTGCGGCCGGCCTTCGCCGGCGAGGACGACGGTAGTGGGTTGCCGGTGGAGTACTTCGGGGACGCGCTCCGCGAAGTCGGGCTGGACTGATGTTTCACGTGAAACGGACTCGGGCCGCCGCCGAAGGCGGCGGCCCGGAGGGAGGTGCTATTGAGAATCAATATCGCTAAGATCTGGGTTGGAATAGTTGGACTCACGTATGCGGCATGGTTCGTCGCCGTCATCGTCGAAGCGATAAGTTACCCTACGGTAGGGTAGGTAATACAAGTTGGAGTGGTGAGAGAAGTAGCCCCTGGGACTAACGTCCCAGGGGCTACTTGTATTTTTGGTGGGAAAAGTTGGAATTTTTGGAGGGGTGGGTCGACTTCCATGGGGGGACCCAACCGCATACATTAACCCGGATTTTCCAATACTGGAACATCATACTGCAGTCTGACCGCTATAATAAGACTCGTGCACGACATAATACTCATCGCCGACCACCTCTTAGGGGCGCCAGCCGTAGGCTTAGGCGCCCTCATAACCGCTATAGCGACGCTTTATACGTCATTGAAGACCAATAGAAAGGTCCTTAGCGTAAAACAAGACATGGAAAATAATCATGGAAGCTCTCTAAGGGACGCCGTAGACCGGATAGAATCCAACACGCAGACGCTGACGGACTTGGTGCATGCACATACCCGTCAGCTGGACGACATCCAGTGTGCTGTGCGCAGACACGACGACGAGCTAAAATCGAGGCATGTCCACACCACCGGAAAGACCCGTGAACCAGACGACGCACCCCCTTGTGCGCATAAGGAAGATCTATAACGAGGCCCTCGTAACGCCTAACTCGACGCCGCCATACGACTCCAGCCTCCTCCTGACGCCGCCCCCTCCCCCCAAGCCGAACCCTGACCAGCCGCTGGGTGCCACGGCGGCCTCCCTGGCCAAGCCCATCGAAGCCCTGACGCCTCTCCTGAAGATAGAGCGGGTGCCTGTCCCTTCCTCAGACCCCGACCCAGCCAAGCACGACAGGCTTCAGGTGGTGTACTCGTTCTCGGCGAACATCGTCACCCTGGCCCAACTGCGCAACAAGGACAACACCCCGCCGACCAAAGACAACCCCGCTAGCAAACCGAACCCGTGGGAGGTGGGGTGGCTGCTGTGGTGTTTCAGCCCGGACCCGACGCACCCCTATGATCCGAGCCCGACGTCGAACTCGAACTTTCGCTTCTACGCCCTATGCTTGAAGGCGAACGGCTGGGAGGTGTCCAAACAGGACCCTAGCTACAAGGGTGGGCAGCGCTTCCTGAAATCGAATGACGCGAAGGACCCGCGCAAGTTCCCCCCGCACAACACGGAAAAACAAAACCAGACAACAGCCGTCAACCCCTACTCTGTGCTCGTCAAGGCCTGCCACGAGTATCCGCTGGGCACACAAAAGAGTCAGATAGGGAACGACATCATACCTGCGAACCGCAATTCGGAGGAGGGCAATAGAGGCCGCCTCACACCGAGTAGGAATGTGTTCCACATATTCGTGGAGAGCCAACTGCTAACCACCGTCATAGACACTGAAAAACCGCTTCCTCCGCACACCCCGGCGTTCTACGCCGAGGATGCCCGTGTGCGCTTCTCTCACATGTGGCATGCGACGCCCAAGCGCCCACAACTTCGTCCGTCCCCTGCCGACTACGACCCCTTGAGCCTGCACGCGACGGGCTACCCGCCTCAAGGGGTGGTATGGTTCTAGGCATGGAAGAGAGCTACCGTGACAGAACAGTGGACTTCACGTACGCAGCTGAAGATGCCTACACGGCCCTCCTAAAGCGGGAGCCGGGTAAGATGCCTCTGGACAACCGGGCCGCCCCGACCTTCGAGGAGCGCTATCGGCCGGCCTCCAGGTCGCTGTGCGGATTCAACCCGCCCTTTCCGACGCGGGATGGGGCGGCTATTTCGAGAGGCGAGGCGAACGACGAGATTGGTGAGTTCAATGCGCAGTCGGATGCGCTGCAGTCCTTGATCGATGCGGCATGGCGCGCCGTCCCCGGAAACGACGGTCCGCTTATACGCGGCTACCCTCATGCTGTGCGCCATGTGGACGAGGGGTGGGTGGAGTTTAGCCTCCCGCACTATGACTCGGCCCCTGTGCGCCTGCAGCAGGGTGAGGGCTACGACTTCCTCAAGAGAAGGAAGATCCCAGCGCACAGCCCCCGGCCCGACAGGGCCGCTTTCGTGCCGTATACTGAGGTGAAGGCTCTTCTAGCGAATAGGAAGGAGACGGATGACGCAGGCTGATGTGCAGCGCAACGCCATAGTGGCGTGGATGGCGAAGCATGACGGTGACTTCGGCTATACGAACGACTATCGCCGCAAGGACCCGGAGCGCTACGGCTGGGGGGATTGCAGTTCTACCATCGCACAGGCCTACCGGCAGTGTGCGGGGATAGAGATAGGCGAGCGGAGTTTCAATATAGCGTCGGACTCTGACGCGTACACGGTGGCGTCGGCTACTTCGTGGCGGGACCTGCCGTTACAGGAAATGAAGCCGGCGGATATCATCTGCATGGGCTGGCATTCGGGCGCTTTTGCGGGCCGCATCTCGCATGTGGAGCTCTATGCCGGGGGCATGTTCACGTGGGGGCATGGTGGCCCGGGCCGGGGCCCGAGGCTGCATGCGCTGTCGGACCGGTCTCTGACGGGCTCGGCGACGATCATCATCGTCAAGCGCTATATCGGAGACACACTAGACGACCAAACACAGAATCAGAATAAAGGAGACGAGTTGACACCTGACGAGCACAACATGCTCAGCTGGCTGTACGAGAACATCAAGGTGCCGAGCCAGGGCTTCGGCTACCCTCAGGCGACGCAGAACTCCATTGCGGAGTTGAAAGAGGTGGCGGCCAACCTGACGCAGGCCGTGGAGTCGATGACGGCGACTGTGAACAGGATCGCCACCGACTTGACGGTGCCGGGCTACGGCTTCGGCTATCCGGCCGCTAGTCACGCGGCGCTTGAGGAGACGATCAACAAGCTGAACGACATCCAGAACACGCTACGTAACACCGCGAAGGGGGTCGATGCTAAGTGACAGACGCACCCGCCCCCGCCGCTACAGGGCCCAAGCACCTGGACACTCCGACGCTGACGGACGAGCAGAAGGCTGCGGCGTTCGCCGCGGCTGCGCACACCGTGGAGACGGGCGGCCTGCCGCAGGGTGACGGCGGCCTAGCGGACCCGAACCGGAAGAACGCCTACCACTTCGACGAGCTTGTTCCGACGCAGATTCAGCACAAGGCGCGGTCTGTTATTCGGACGTTCGTGGTGTCCCTGGTGGGCGTGCTGGCCGCCTTGGCCGCGAAATGGGGCCTGACGCTGCCCGCTGACCTGGCGGATACGATCACGGCGACCGTGTGGGGCCTTGTGACTGTGTGCGCACAGTGGCTGCTCAATACGAAGCCGGTGGACCGCTTCCTGCACAAGGTGGTTCCGTTCCTGGCGACTACGCCGAATAAGTGACCTAGTACATAGGGAACCCCGCTGCTCGAAAGCAGCGGGGTTCTCTTATCAGGTGAAGGCGACTAACAGACCCAAGTTCTGCCCCACAGGCGGCAGGTTCCATGAAAACATGTTTCTCTTCTCTGTTGAGTTACTGTGCGCAACCCGTGTATATGCCCAGCCGAACAGATGTCAAGCTGCGATGAGGTTGAGTTGGTGCTGGGTCCAGGCGAAGGCGGCGAGGGCCGAGATAGCACCGAGGGATGTGAAGGCGAGGGAGACCCAGAAGACGACGGAGCCGGCCTTGGGGAAGCCGCACCACGTGACGATGTAGGCGATGAGGGTCCAGAATCCCTGTGCGACGAGGAATGCGACGGGGATGGCGATGAAGTACAGAAGCATGTGAAGTCCTTTCTCTAGTCCAGTGGTTTGATGGTTCGACTGTAACTCGCATACGGGGCGAAGTCAAGTTTGCGCGCGCTCCGCACAGCCGGTAGAATCCCTTCGTCAGCTGAAACACGGCACACGAGAGGAGAGACATGATGTTTCACGTGCATTTCATCTGGGCGCAGTCGACGTCCGGGATTATAGGGGTCAACGGGAAGCTGCCGTGGCACGACAGGGGCGACTTGCAGCATTTCAAGGACATGACGACGGGGAAGACAGTCATAATGGGCCGGAAGACCCGACAATCTCTGCCGCAACGCAACAAGAAGCTGCCGAATAGGACGAACATCGTGCTGAGTCGGACGATGAAGTCGACCAAATCCGTCAAGGCAGTGGCGAGCCCGTACGCGGCGATAGAGCAAACCCTCGCAGAGGGCCGGGACGAAGCGTGGGTGATAGGCGGGCATGAGACGTTCCAGGCGTTCATTACAGCCCATGATCTGGATCGACTGCCGTTCAGGCTGGACGCTTACGTGTCCGTCTTAAATGTGGACGACGAGATACAGCCGATCACCGCACAGGACAGCATTACATGGGCGCCTGCGCTGGATGACCGCTGGGTGATGCTGTACGACCACATGGCGGGGCCTAGACGGCGCCTGCAGAAGTATGTTAAGGTGTTCAGGTAAGCTCCTTTCTCTCAGGACCCCGCCGGTTGAGCGCTATGCCCCGGCGGGGTCTGCTGTGTGCGTGGTAACATTCCTCTTAAGCCTGACTAGAGAGGGAGTTTCATGAGAATCGACGTTCAAACGAGCCGCTTAGCCACCGCTAACGGGTCGATTGCAACACTCAGCGGCGCGTTGCCGAACCTCGACCTGGACGTTGCGCTGGCTGAGGGTGTGAAGGCCGTGTACCTGACGGTGTTCACCAGCTCGGCGGAGACGAAGGTCACGTCGCTGAACACGGAAGGCGGCACGTTCTGCGTGACCGTCCATGCCGTGGACGAGCGGCCCACAGTGAAGGTGTGCGATCCGCTTGAGGCGCCGGTGGTGATCCGGTACAGGGGGCTGTGATGGCCGCGCCTAAGAAACAAAGCAAGAAAAAGGCCCCCGCACAGGACAAAACAGCGGCCAAGGAGCTGGTGAAGAACGACCGGGATCGCTTCGCGATCCAGAAGTCGACTGGCGAGCTGGCGATGGACGACAGGAGGCTGCTCACCCTCGCACAGGCGGGGGCCAGCCCAGCGGAGATGTCCGAGGAGCTCGGCCTGCCGGCTGAGACGTGCCTTGCCCGTGTGCGCTCCTTGCTGAAGCGCAACGACGTGTGGACGAACCTCGAACGCCAACAGATGCTGATCGCCGACATGTACGACTTGAAGACGCGCGCCTTCAACTTTCTGGAGAAGTGCTTCGAGTCGGATGAGATAGCCGCCAGGCACATTGAGGCCGTCAACAGCGTCTTGAAACAGCTCGGCGATCGCCTGGACAAGGTGAAGGAATACAACGACGAGGAGGAGGCGCGGGTGACGAAGCAGCAGACCCGGCTGATCCTCGACTTGGTGGAGGACGCCTGGGAGCGTGTGCGCATTCACATCGCCAACGCCTACGCCAATAACCAATTACTTGACCCGGAGGCGATGGACGAGGTCTTCTATCAGGCGCTGAAGGAGGCTCATGCTGATCAAAGCTAGCGCGATCGACAGCGCTATCGCCACCGTCAAGGCGCACAGGAGACAGGACAGCTTCAAGTCGGACCCGGTGGGTTGGGCTCAGTACATGCTGGGCACGGACGAGGGAACTTTGTGGAGCAAGCAGCGGGAGATCGCCCGGGCCGTGGTGGAGAACAACTCGACGGCCGTGAAGGCCGGCCACGGGGTGGGGAAGTCCCGGCTGATGGCTGTGCTCATCTGCTGGTGGGTGGACACCCGATACCCCCACTGCTATGTGATATCCACGGCGCCGTCGATGGCGCAAGTGCAGGACGTGCTGTGGCGCGAGGTCATGCAGCTGAAGGACATCGTTGAGCGGCGCTTCGAGGAAGGACTCGTCGACCATAAACTTCCGGGGCGCATCACAATGGACGTGCAGTGGAAGGACGATGTGACGAAGCTCCCACTGGGGCGTGGCAGGAAGCCGCCGGACAACCTGGGCGGGAATTCGTTCCAGGGCATCCATGGCGACGTGTTGGCGATCGGCGATGAGGCCTGCGGGCTGTCGGGGGAGTTGATCGACGCCCTGGCGAACATCACGACGAATGAGGCTTCTCGGCGTGTGCTGATTGCGAACCCCACGGACCCGATGAGTTACCTGGGGAAGATCTTCAAGGAGGAGATGGAGAACTGGAAGCGCATGTCCATCTCCGTCTTGGAGAGCCCGAACTTCACGGGCGAGCCGATGCCGAAGAGCGTCTTGCAGAAGCTCACCGGGCCCTCCTACGTGGAGCAGAAGAAGCAGGAGTACGGGGAAGACAGCGCGCGGTTCAAGGCCCGCGTGTTGGGCGAGTTTGCTTTCGATATCGATGACTCGCTGATCCTACCGGGCGATGTTGAGACAGCGTGTCTCACGGAGCGCGAGCGGATCGGCCGGCCCGTGCTGGGCGTGGACGTGGCACGCTTCGGCGCGGACCGCTCCGTGGTTTACCTGTGCGTCAACGGGGTTGTGCGCTTCGTGGACTCATGGGCGAAGACGGATCTGGTGCACAGCGCACAGCGGGTGCACGACTTGGCCCTGCGAGAGGGCGCACACGCTGTGGCGATCGACTGCGACGGAATCGGCGGCGGGATGTTCGATATTCTGAACTCGTACGCTAACCGCACATACGACATTCTGGCTGTGCGAGGGTCCATGTCTAGCCCCGACAGGGGGCGGTGGCACAACTACCGGTCCTATATGTGGGACTCGTTCCGATACCGGTGTCGCACAGGGGAGCTGGATCTGGACCCGTTGGACATCGACTTGCACGACGAGCTGCTGTCCGTCGGCTACTCGTATAATACGATGTCTGGCGGTCTCGTCCTGGATTCGAAGGACAAGCTGAAGAAGGACGTTGGCAAGTCACCTGACTTGGCCGACGCCGCAGTATATGCTGCTATAACAGACCAGAACATACGCGACGCCATCCAACAGGAGACCGTGTTCTCCGACGCGGGGGACATGATGGACGGCGACGAAGACGACTACCTACACGAAATGGGGGAGACTTTTGGATTCAACCGTATACTCGTTTAGCGACGATGGTATCGCGTTCATCAACGAGGCGCAGAGGTCCTACCTCCTGGACGAGGGCGCCAACTGGGTGAGCTACGCCGACGACAAAGGCCTGACGCTGGCTTTCATCCACGAGGTTGTGCGGGGTCTACGTGACATGGCGCGCGACCACCCGCTGCACAAGCGCGGCGCACAGTTGAGGACGAGCTATATCTTCGGCGACGACTTGGTGTTCAGCGACACCTCAGCAAAACTGGATAAGTTCATCAAGTCGGAGTCGGCGCAGAGGGCGCTGTTCTCAGCTTCGGCGATGGAGAGTCTGAACTTGGAGCGGTTCTGTGCGGGGAACGTGTTCCTGTTCCGCGAGGTGCACACGGACAAGCTGACGCTGGTGCCCGTAGAGGAGATCGAGGAGATCGTTCGGGATTCGTTCGATTCGTCCGTTGTGAAGTACGTGCGTCGCACATGGACGCCGGACGGGCAGAACACGATCAGCCAGTGGTTCCCGACAGCCGAATACAGGCGTGGGGTGCAGCGGTTGAGGAAGCCGCCGAACACGGCGTACGAGGTGAACGGCAACTACGTCGTGTACATCCTGTCATCCGGTAGGCATGCCGGGCATGCGTTCGGTGCACCTGATTCCCTAGCGGCCGCGCTGTGGAGCGTCGCCTACTCGGGTTATCTGCGGGACAGTGCCAGACTGTCGAAGGCCCTGTCGAAGATCGCTTGGGCGATCGTCAACAGCAACAACCAAGGCAAGCGGCAGTCGGCCGTGGAGATTTCGAATCGCGGCGACGTCGTCGGGGCCACGGCGAGCTTGGGGCCGAACCAGTCTCTGGCCGGAGTGGGCGTCCCGAGCGCACAGGTCAACTACGGGAACGGCCAGCCGTTGGCAGCTCTCGTGGCGGCAAGCTTCGGCATCCCGGTTATCGCGCTGTTGTCGTCTCCCGGTGCGACGGGTGGTTCGTACGGGGCTGCGACGACGCTGGACAGGCCGACGATCAACGGTTTCAAGCTGGAGCAGCGTAAATGGCGGGATTTCTTCAAGCAGGTGATGATGGACGTGGACCCGTCGGTGAAGGACGTGGACATCAAGTTCCCGTCGATCGAGCAGGACCCTACCTATAGGGCTTTGCAGTCGCTTGCTACGTCTATGTCCACTGGGGCCATCCATCAAGACGAGTATCGTCAGGCTGTGCTCAATTTGCTCGCTGTGCCCGATATCCATGGTGACGAGCTTCCGGAGCCGAACGATTTTCTGAAGAGTGGTAGTGTGTCTGGTGGAGACGACGGCGATGCTGTGCGCGACCCGGTGGCACGACAGGGCAACCAGGGTGCCGTCCCCGGCGGTTTCAACCAAGGAGACACTGAAGATGAAGATCAGTGAGAGCACGAACACCAGCGTCCTAAAACCAGTCAAGGGCGCACGCAAGTGGCTTGTGCGACTCATAACTGAGGGCCAGGGCTCGACCGGCGTATACACGAAGGAGGCTCTGCAGGGCAGCTTTGCTGAGGCGTTCCCCGTCGGGACACACATGTACATCGACCACGCCACCGAGGCTGAGGCTGACGAGCGCCCCGAGGGGACGTTGACGAAGTTAGCAGCTGTGATCGCCGAGACGCCTCACTGGCAGGATGCGCCGGAACCGGGGATGTATGCGACGATCGAAGTGGTCGAGCAGTGGGCGCCCTTCATCGAGCAGGTGTCGGATATCATCGGTGTGTCGATTCACTGCGGCGCGACGCTGGTGCAGGACGACGACCTTGTGACGGCGGGTGAGCCCACTCCGCCTGTGATAGAGTCGTTCATACCGTCGCCCGTTAATTCCGTGGACTTCGTCACAGTTCCGGGTGCTGGCGGCCGCCTCGTCGAGGCCCTGGAGTCGTTCAAAAACGGAAATGCTATTATGGACGGTAGCAACAAACACAATTCCGAAAGGAAGAGAATGGACACTGAGTTCAAGGAGGCCCTGGAGGCCCTGGACACTAAACTCTCCGCTCTCGTCGAAGCCCTCGCCGATAAGGCCAAGAAGAAGGACGAAGAGGACGAAGAGGACGCCAAGAAGGCCAAGGAGGAAGAAGAGGACAAGGCCAAGAAGGCTAAGGAGGCCATCCTTGCTCTCGCCGACTCTGACCTTCCCGAGGTCTCCCGTGTGCGGGTAGCCGAGGCCATCGCCCGCGGATATGACGCCAAGACGATCATGGACCGCGAGACCAAGCTCGTCGAGTCCATCCGAGAGAGCCTGTCGGGAGGCTTCGCCCCCGAGCACGTGCCCTCCGGTAAGAGCGCCGACGACTTCGAAGCAGAATTCGCCAAGCTGACCTGGTAAGGAGACTACCGCATGGCACAGAATCACGTCAAAGGCGGGGACACCTACGAAGTCCAGGTGGACGCCGCCGTCAAGTCAGGCGACGTCGTCGCCGTTGGAAAGGTCGGGGCCGTCGCCCTCACCTCCGCCACGCCCAAGGATGACAACAACTTCTACTCGACGCTCGCTTTCGAGGGCATCGCACACCTCGGACTGGACGGCTCCGTCAAGGTCGGGGACATCGTGACGATCGACGGCGCCACCGAATCCGGTAAGGCGGCCAAGCCCGAAATCGCAGCCGACCCGAAGGGCAAGATCGTCGTCGGCTTCGTGCTCAACCCGCTGTCGAGCGCATCGACCAAATACGCCGTCAAGCTCACTCAGGCTTGGCTCTAAGGAGGATATCTACATGGCGATCAACAAGAGGGAAGCCTACAAAGCGGGTATCCTTCTGCACAGGGCTCTCCACGCGGACGACATCCGTGTGCGCAACTCGGCCCGCAAGGACCTGAGCGAGGCCATCACCACGTCGGACCTGCCGGTCAACCTCGGCCCCACCATGAACAAGATCATGCAGGGCGAGTACGAGCAGGTTCCGTCCAATTGGCGCGAGTGGGCTGACACCCTCGAAACACCCGATTTCGAGACCGTGCCCTACTTCAGCTTCGACTTCACCGATGACAACGTTCCGGTCCGCAAGGACGGAAAGGGCTACGTCGCACAGGGGCTTCCCGCGGTCGGCGAGCTCGGCGAGTACCCGATCCTCGGCCTGAAGGCGGAACAGTTCAAGCTGAAGCTCGCCAAGGCCGGCGTCCAGATCCCGCTCTCGTGGGAGACCCTGAAGCGCTATGGCGCCGACTGGAACCTGATCCCCCGGATCACGAAGGAACTCGGCCGCCGCGCTGCCAACCAGGAGTCCATCGAGGCGGCCCTGCAGCTCGTCCAGCCTACCGGCCTGAATACGACCAACTTCAAGGCGGCTAACAAGAACGTCCTGGCCGGAAACCCCGAGCTGAGCATCGAGGCGCTGGAGAAGGCGTTCGCACAGCTGGCCGTCACCAAGTACAACGGCAAGCGGATCATCATGCCGACGAAGTTCAACCTGATCGTCCCCCCGGCTCTGGCGAGCCGCGCTGAGCAGATCATGAAGGTCGTCGAGATCCGCCGCCAGAACGGAACCGAGACCCAGGTGATGGGCAACACGGTGTCCGGGAAGGTCGCGAACGTCTACGAGGTCCCCGAGCTCGCGCTCATCGCCGGCGACTACGCCGACAAGTGCTGGTTCCTCCTGCCCCCGAAGGGCACGATGCCCCGCAAGAACATCGTCAACGTGTTCCTGGAGGGCGAGACTGGGCCGAAGATCTTCGTCGAGAAAACCACGAACAGCTCCGAACTGGAGGGCTCGTTCGAGAACGACGCCTACAGGACGAAGATCCGCCACCTCGTCAAGTCCGCTTTTATCGCTCCGGAGGGCACCCTGGCCTCCAGCGGTGCGGGCGCCTGATAACGATACCCGACAAGGATGGAAACCCCGCCCTCACAAGGGGCGGGGTTTCCTGCAGTGGAAAGGAGCTGCGGTGCCTGACAAGCCGAAGATAACCGTGGACGAGCTGAAGCTGTTCCTCCCCGGCATCGACCTGGACCCCAAGCTGCTCGAACGGCTGTGCGCACTGTACACGAACGTGTTCAAGGCTGCGGCTGCTGCTCTGCGCGCCTACGCGGCGAAGCTCGTCTCGGAGGGCGGAGTCGAGAACGTCAAGGCGGACGACTTCACGCTGTCCGGCGGGGACAAAAACGTCGAGGCTCTGCTCGCTCTGGCCGACAAGTACGACGCACAGGGGGATGCGCTGGAGAACGGCGAGGGGCTCGTTCTCGTCCCGATGAAGGGGGATGACGTGTTCGAGAGAGCGAGGGAGTTCCTTGGCCGGTATCTCTGAGGGCCGCCTGGCGATGGCGGCTAAACGCGTCGAACGCTATATGGTCGATGAGGTGACGATTTATGACGGCAAGAACATCAAATATGACGCTAAGACTGACAGCTATGATTATGGCGCAGTCGTATATTCTGGGAAAGCGCGTATACAGCCGATACGCCAACCTGAGGTAGCGAACGATCAGATTGCGCCTCAGACGACTAATCGTGTGCGCGTGCAACTACCCCGTTCGACGATGTCGCTTAACATCCCGATGGCTGCACGCATCAAAGTAGTGAAGACGCAGGACACCCCGCATATGGTCGGCTATTTGATGACTGTAGCGGCTGTGATCGATGCGTCTCAGTCGTTCGAGCGGACGATCATCTGTAACACCCCGATGAACAAGGCTGAGGCGTAGTTATGAAGATCCGCACAAAGATCGGCGCCAACAAGTTCACGAAGTATGCCAAACGCATCGGGGACTTTCGCGAATACGACCTGTTCGCTAATGTCATCGACAAGATCTCCGAAGAGATTCCTCCAGCTTTGCAGGAGACGATCGAGAAGACACCGTCCGCTCTGGTGCCGGGGAAGATCGGTCGTATCTGGACGAGCCACATGCACGACAGCGTGAGCGTCGTCGTTCCGGACAACGTGACGGTCGAGTATGGCTGGATCGAGGGGTCCAACAAGTTCGACGGCGGCTGGGACCACGACTACATCCTCGGCCAGGAGTACGGCGATGATAGAGTGTGGGGCATGAAGGCCTTGGACAAGGTGGCGAAGCAGGTGAAGCTCGACGAGAAGACCCGCAAAGAGGTCTACACGGAGACTCGCCGCATCTGGAAGTGGGGGCGATAACAGACTATGGCGAAGTACATCGACGACATCATGGCGAAGATCCGAGAACTCTCTGGGGTGCCGCCCCAGCGAGTGGTCGAAGAGGTGGCGCTCCCGGACTTCGACGAGGGCCAGAAGATGCCATACATCGCGGTCGTGTTCGGCACACCGGGGCATATCAGCCAGGCGACGAGCATCGTCTCCCAGCTCAACGACGGCTACCGGGTTTTCTTCCTGTGCCATGTGCGAGCCCTCACCGCACAGCATGCCCGCGAGATCGGCGAACGCATCCTGTGGGGACTCGTGGGCTTCGAGCCGGACAACAGCGGCGGGATAACGGTCCATGGCGGCCAGGGCTTGAACTATGCTGGGACCAACCACAAGGTGGTGCAGTGCGGCTACGAGCTCTACTGTTCCTTTATCACGAACCTCAAAAACCGTATTTGATAGGATGGTGTATATGGGCCTCTACAAAGACATGAACACCGGGGACGTCGGCACGTACCCGGATGACTTCGCTCAGTTCTTCGGGACGTTGGTGCCGATAACCGAGGAAGAGCCTTGTAGCGACTGTTTCATTGACAACGACAACGAGAAAAGGGGGAAGCACAGTGGCTAACGAAGTTCGTATGCTTCGCGGCAACGTGACTATTCTCTTCGCCGCTCCTGAGGCATTCGCTGACTGGCAGCATCCTACGGCGGCGGAACTCAACGCACAGTTCAGTGCGACCGACAAACCGCGCAACCTGGTGTTCAATGTGTCGTGTGCGATCCTGGACGGTTATTCGCTCGGAGAGACCGACCCCGACACGGACAATACGCGAACGATCTGCGACATCTCCGAAGTGGAGAACCCGACCCTCGCCAAGTACGAGGGGAAGTTCACTGCGCTTCGGGACGAGAGCGTGGACGACCAGGGCGTGTTCAACATGATCCGCGACATCACGATGAAGCCCGACATCACACTGTTCATCGTGGAGCGAATCGGCAAGCGCCCGAATAAGCCGTTCGAAGTCGGCGATGTGTTCAGCATCTACCGCTTCCAGACCGACTATCCCGTCGACGGGTATGAGTCGAACGGCTTCATCAAGTACGAGCCGAACTTCCTTCAGAACGGCGCGTTCGTCCTCAATGAGAAGGTGGCCGCATAATGGACAAGAAAGTACTCTCCAACGAACACGTCAACGTCTGGGTCCTCCCCAAGGCGTCTGTGAAGGACATCAACGCTATCACTGTGGAGGAAATGAACTCCGCAGTGGCTATCGGTGACGCGATCAACTGGGACGACACGACGATCCCCGCCGCGAAGGCGTCGAAGGAGCAGTCGTCCCTGTCTCTGCTCGATGCCGCCGGGTCTTCTTCCCGTGGAGCCGCACAGTATGAGGGCTCGCTCACGATGTACTATCCGACGAACCCGGACGACGCGAACTCTATCTATGCCAAGGCGTGGAACATGTTCAAGAAGACCCGCGTCGACCTGGTTTTGGTTGTGCGCGGTGTCCTGAAGGGCCGCGAACCTATTGCCGCCGGCCAGTGGTACTGTGCGTTCCTTATGATCGAGTCCACGTACAAGAACACGCTGGAAGGCGACAACCCGACCCGCTACACGGTGTCGTTCCTGCAGCAGGGTCAACTGGCTGTCAACGGGGTCTTC